AGAACCCCGTCAGTGGCCGAACGAATCGCGGCGGGATTGGCTATGGCGGTGCTGTGGACCGTGACCTCTTGACCACTGGTAGCGGTGAAGCTGGTCCACCCTTTGTTTGCCAGCGTGAAGTTTGCATCCAGCACTGGGGTTTCTGTTGGGGTCGCTTGATTGGCTACCGCTGAGTTCCATATCCGCGCTCTCTGGATAGAGCCAGTCATGGGGTTTCCGGTCGTATTATAATCCGCCCCGATTGCCACAACATCGGTGCTGTTATGAAGAGCGGTTGTGACACAGGTTACATCGGTGCCCAGTTGGACCCCATTCACATAGAAGCGGATGTCCTCCCCAGTTCGCATCACCATGATGTCTGCGGTCGCGCCATCAGTCACACCCGTTACCTCAGACGAGGGGTAAGTAGTGGTGTCATCCCCAAGAAAGGAAAGGACTAGATAGAGCTTGCCGTCAGTTTGCAAATTGAGCCTCCAAGACCTACTGTCCCCAGAGGTTTTGTATTTGGACATCAACCCTTGGTCGGTAGCGGGGGAGGTCCAGTCAGCGAACGTCACACCCTTCATCTCCAACGTGAAGTTGGTGAACCCATCAAGGTCAGCGGCATCAGGAACGCTCGCATAATTGCTGGCTACACCCGGCAGGTGCAGCGCCTCACCGTCAGTTGCGATAACGTCAGACACGAAGTCGCCAGCCCCCGAATCGGAGTCGCCCATTCTCCACCACGAAACAATGTCATCTGAGTTATCGTAGTTGCCCTTGTCTTGGTTAAGGTTGATGGGCGAACCGGAATTGTAAACCGCTGCAACGGCATCGGCATCGAGGGCTACGTTCCAGATGGCTACTTCGTCAAAGTCGCCCTCCATATAGTCTTGGGGCGGGGAGTTCGATAATGCCCCAATCAGAAAATTGGTTTCAGGGTTGCTTGCAGAGGCTTGCGTGTAGGACATCGTATCTCTGGAAACCCCATCCAAGTAATAGGTTGCAGTCCCCCCGTCCGCGACGAGGCAGATGTGGTGCCATGTGCCAGCCGAAACGTAGGAACTGATATCCGTCATGCTTTTTGCGTCACCAGCGACTCCGAACATCGCGGTCGCCTCATAAAACCCCGCATAAAACCTCTTAGCGTTATGGCACCCCATAAGTTGTTGTCCCGTGAAATTGTCCATCTTCACCCAGAAAGACATCGTGGCATTGGCGTGAACATTCTCAGGAATGAGGCCCGTGTCAACATACTCATCGCTCCCATTAAGGGAGAGCGCGTATTCACTCACCACCGAACCGTTAATCACTACCTCCCAGCCGCGACTCTGGAGCGCGGTGCAGGCTGCGCGGTTGGAAGCGGAGAGGTTGTCTACGTTTACGTTGTTGGAATCAATAGTTATCTCCCTGCCAGCAATCAGGGTGCCGCTGGCCGTTCCATCTGATGTCGGGTAGACCCCGCTAGCGGAGATGGAGAGGAGAATGTTTTCGACTGACTGTTCGGTGAGTGCGGTGCATCCGTCCCATGCGTATTGGAAGCAGTTGGTAGAAACGCTTGCAGGATTCCAGTCGTCAAAGAAGCCAGCGGGGAATACGGCGAGTGAAGTGCAACTATCCCAGCAGGCATAGAAAGTTGTCCCGCTAGATAAGTCTAGGTCAGGGAAGGAGATCAGTGAAGTGCACGACCGCCAGCAGGCCCAGAAATTTGTGCCGCTCGATAAGTCCAAAGCAGGGAATACGGTGAGTGAATTGCAATTGTACCAACTGAAATCGAAAGTTGTTCCGCTTGAGAGGTCCAACGCACCGGGAAATTCGCCAAGTGAAGTGCACCCGTACCAACAGTTGGAGAAATTTGTGCCGCTGGAGAGGTTTAGGTCACCGGGAAATTCGCCAAGTGAATTGCAATTCTTCCAGCAGCTATTGAAATTTGTCCCGCTAGAGAGGTCCAGTGTGCTGGGAAATTCTTCGAGTGAACTGCAATTATACCAGCTTTGACTGAAATTTGTCCCGCTAGACAGGTCCAGTTCTCCGGGAAAACTTTCGAGTGAATTGCAATTATACCAGCCTTTCTCGAAATTTGAGCCGCTTGAGAGGTCCAGCTCGCTGGGAAATTCTTCGAGTGAAGTGCACGAATACCAACAGGCATAGAAATTTGTGCCGCTAGACAGGTCCAGTTCTCCGGGAAAACTTTCGAGTGAAGAGCACCCGAGCCAGCAGACACTGAAATTTGTCACCCCACTGAAATCCAACGCAGCAAACTTGAGCGTCACAAGGTCAGTCCTCCCGCGCCAATAATTCAACAGACTCCCAGTCGGGTTCCTCGTCGCGCCTTTTTCTTCCTCAAAGAATTGAATGACGCTCGCAATATCCGCATCAGTCACGGTCGTTGGCAGGAGCACGTAGGCATACAGGTCGAGGGCTTGGTAGTAACCTGTCTCAAAACCCAATGCGGTAATCTCATCGACAGAATCGGCATCCACTTCGTAAGCGAAGATGCCATTCGATGTCGCCACAATGAGGACACCCGCTTGCCCCACCTCTGCGCTGAGCGCCAGCTTGTCCTCCTCGCCTTCAACCGTATCGAACGTCATGAAGCCGTCCGTATCGTGGGCTGGTTGGAGGGTGGAGGTGCCCTGCGTCAGATATTCTCCGCGCCCATTGGAGGGGGCTGAGCCCCCATACCACTTAGAATACCATGTAGAGACTGCTCCCCCGCTCGCGCTGATGTTGGTATCCGCCGCGAAATACAGGTAGGGGTTCAGGTAAAGGGGGTCGAGAGGAGCCCACGGTGGTGGTGGCACACTGAGCCCCATTGACAGGCCAATACGCATCGTGAATCAGGCTGCGTTATAAGCTATTACCCTGCCAGCACCAAGCTGGAAGCCTGTTATCTGGCCGTAAATAGTTATTCCTTTGGGAATAGTTTCTGAGGCGGTTAATAGATCATCCGTTCCAGTGGAATTAGCTGACCCATCTCTATGCTTGTTTATCTCGGGCCATGTGAGTGCACTGAAAAAAGTTGCATCATCCAGAGATGTAATCGCGCAGAACTGCCCCGTAACGGCTGTTGTTCCTGTAACATAAGCGCCTCCTGCTTCCCCGAAGGATTGTTTTTCGACATTGTTGGTTGCCATGATTGTTGGTTGCTGAATTATTCGTCTATCTGAATGGCCATGTAGTTAAAGTCGCAGTTTCCCGAAGAAGAAAGAACTACCACCTCATCCAAATCCTTGACCGTTAGCAGGTTTATTTGTTGGGGTTTTATTTCTAGCTCATAATCAGGAGAACCGTCATAAAGGGATACTTTTAAGTCCCCCCCACCTGCTGCGGTTTCATTTCGCAGTAGCAACAAAACTTTATGGCCAGAGACTTCTACATCACCAATAGTTGACGGTTTGCTCGATGATCCCCCTATATAAAGGGGAGTAACAGCACCTACTCGTTGGTCCCCCAATACAAAGTTAGTGGGGTCTGAAGCAGCGGTCTGGGAATCACTGAGGGCTAGTGCGATATTCCCCACAGCGAGGGAAACTGAATGTGTTACTGATTTAGCGGCCATGACTCAGGATACAGGGTGGGGGTTGGGTTTCAAGAGTGATTTACTTGGCTTCTTCTGCTCCATAAAATTCATTAACAGCCTTTTCAGCTAGATCGCCCTCTATTGTGGGCGTGAGGGGAAGCCCCTCCCTAATGAAGAAGTTTATCAGGAATTCCATCTGTGCTCGGTCCCTCGGGTCGTTGGCGTTATACTTATGCTTGAATACGGAAGCCTCAAAAATAGGCTCAAGGTACTCCATCCCGTTGTCGGGGAATTCTTTTGCAGCAAGCACCGCTATCTCCTCAGCTGTTAATCCATCTTCCTCCGCTTCAGGAAGTGGTGGGATCTCACCGGCTGCGGGGGTGTCTTCAGCCGCGGCCTCCATCGGGGGTTCGGGGGGCTCCACTGCCAACTCCACATCCGTAAGCTCTGGGTCATCGGGGGATTCTGGTATTTCCTGTGATGGGTTGAGTTCGGTTAGGGTAATCTCATCCCCCCTTTCGCGGCTTTCTCCTTCGCGGCTTTCTCCCTTTTCGCCAACAGTAATTGTGTCGGGCTCTTCCTCAACGGCTTGCATAGCATCCTCCAACGGACCAACCTTATCGTCCAATTCGGCCAACCCGGCCTCGATCTTCTCTCGCTCTTCAGCGGTCAGTTCTTTATCAAGCGGGTCGAAATCGCGCTCTTCAACGACGTCTCCAACAGCCAGCTGCGTCGACTCCGGTTTATCTTCCGGTGGTCGAGATTTGGCCTTTTTAGTCGTCGGGGATTCGGGCTCGGGCTTATACTCGGTTTTGGGTTCTTTACCGCTGGGGTGTCCCTTTGGAAATCCACTTCTCTCGGCGCGCTCCTGCTCAGTAATGCCCTCGTCGTCGGCGGCGGCACTTGCACCGTCATCCTTAACGGGTTTATCAGGTACCGGCGTCGATGGTGCTTTATCTGTAGGGGTTTCAACATCCTCCCGCGCAGCAACAGGACCTAGTTTCTCGACCTTTGCTTCAAGCCGGTCGGCTCGTTCTCTAGCTAGTTCTTCTTCCCGCTGTTTTTCGTAATCGGCATAAGGGATGAGACCATACAGCCCCCCTCTTCCGCGGGGAAACTCCCCCTGTACCCTACGTCGTTCCAGCTCTTGTTTAAGCTCGGCTCTACTTTCAAAGCGGACCTTCCGCGCCTCGGACCCCGGAGCATACTCCGTGTACGTTACGTTACCGTCAGCATCTTTTTCTTGCCAGACTGGCTCGCCTTCGGGAGGGGCATAAAATTCACCACCCCCTCGGGCGACGGCGGGGTCATACGAGTCAGGTTCGCCGCCGATGGGGACGATTCTGCCCGATTCGGACAGTTCATGGGTAGGGCTAAAGTCTTTAGACGTCTTGTCGCCACCTCCTCTAGCCCACTCGGGCACCTCCATGCCACGCTCCTCAAGCTCCGAGGTGTCATAATATACCTTCTCCACGGGATCGTAGTGCATCCCCGCGAGTTCTTCTTGGGTAATCCGGCGCGGTTTCTTCTTAGTAGCCATGATCGTAAAGTAAAATCCCGAACCCCGAAGGGTTGTTCAGGGCTCGGGATCTGTGGGTTGGGTTGCGGGTGGGAATTAGGTTGCAGGAACAAGGTCTTTGAAGTCAGCAATTTCAGTAAGAGCAACAAGAACTACAAGCTGTCCAGCAGTTAAGTCTGTTCCTAAAGCCTCAGTGTTACCTGCTGGATCAAATGTAATTATCAAGTCTTGGTCAGATGCGGTAACAACATCAAGCTCACCGAAGGCATCAATCTCATCTCCAGCTATGTTAACTTTCGCTAATTTAGCTAATAGAGATGTTGATTCAATGTAGCCATTTTTATCGGCGGTTCTTCCTAAAAAAGCATTACAGGCTGTAAGCCCCGCAAACGCTTCTGTAACTACGAACATTGCCTTAGTAATAAAGGAATTAGCGGGAATCGCAATCAACGTGATCTCTTCATCAGTATCATCAACCGTTTCAGCGGCTAACTCAGCAGTATCCCAGTTAAGAACCCAAGCATGGGTATAACCTAGCCCGACGAGGGCTGCGGGGACTTGTTGAATTTTGGTCCCGCCACCCAAATCTTTGTTTGAAATGGCAATGGAATCGCTTGCAGCAACCGCAGCGTTCTTCGCCAAGGTTGGTAAATCATCTAAAGTTGGCATAATCGTATTTGGGTTATGCGCGGGGTAACGGGTTTAGCCGCTACCCCGCACAAGTTAAACCTTACGCAGCAGGCGTGGTGCTGGTGCGCTTGAAGAGGATGACGTAACCGAAGTCCGTCTTAATCGGCTTCGATGCGCTGGCCATGATGCCTCTGAAGAAACCAATTTGGCCGTCAGGATTGCGAATAACATCTGGGATGTTCGTCCAGCGGAAGTCTCCTTTGTATGACACGGGGTCAAACTTGAGTGCACCCACATTACCAATGGGCGAAGGAATCAGGGATTCCATCACATCTTGGTGGAGGATGTAAGCAGCCTCAACAGCGGCGCTGTCGTAGTCTGTGTTCATCTCGACGTTATTGGTGGTCACGTTGACGTTGTAAACAGGCACTTCAACCAGATTGTCGGTGGAAAGTGCGAGGTTGAAACGAGGGGCCATGTCGTCGATCAGGTGGTAAAACCCTCTGAAGGACTTCTCAACACCCAAAGGAGCGATGAGATCGCTGACCTTGGAATTGTTGTAACGCACATCGTCGCGGAAACCTGCTTCGGTCTGGAGCTGATAGGACGCCTCCGAAGAACACACGAGGGTGAACACGGGGCGACCATTCTCGCGACCGTAGGCATTGGTGCCTGCACCTTTACGCACGAGCTGGAAGTAAATCTTATCCAGAATTGCGTTGGAGATGTTGGCAGTAGTATCAACTACATCGTCGGAATCGCCGCCGTCACCACCAACGGTGATTGCAGCGTCAACGTCGAGAGCAGTTTCGCTGGCGTCGTTGGTGGTAGTCGGGCTACCTTCTGCACCAGTAGCAAAGACGGTGCCCGACGCCTTGCAGTAAACGACGTTGTCGCACTGCTTGTCATACTGCTGACGATAACGCTCTTCCCAAGACTGACGAGTGGACTCCTTGAGGAGATCCATGATAGCCCGAAGTTGCTCAGTCCGGTGTGCGGCGTAGCGAAGTTCCTCGACGTTGATACGTGGGGATTCGATTACTGCACGACTCAGGCTGTAGACCTTGAGCTGCTTGGAGAAGTCAATGGTATTAACATTTGCATCCTCAGTTGGGAGTGAGGCGGTCGTGTCGGTCTGCAAAGCGGTGAAACCGCGAGAAGCAGTCTGATCGTTATTACCCATAGCAGCCCAGTTGGTACCTACAGACTGCCCTGAACCATCGCCAAGGTCATGTGTCATAGGAGTGATAGGCAGCGAACGGTCATAAACCAGTGTGCTGAGTTGATAACCCATTCCTTCAGGGAATGTGGTTTGCTTAATGAGATCAAGCCAAGGGCTGGTGTGCAGAGTGGCTTTATGAATGTCATTGCCAATCCGACCAGCTTCTTGGGTCAGGATCGTGTTGATGTCTTGCGAAGCACCAGTGGGGTCTACACCACCTGCGCCTAGCGTAAGAGTTCCGGGAGGTCCGAAGGCCATTGTATTATAGGAGTAAAGTTGAGGGAAATAGACCACTCCCCTGTCTGGGGCTTAAGCGGCCTGACTAAAATAAAAGGTTAGGGACGGACCGTGGGTAGAACTATTTAATGGCTAGAGCAACCGGCCTGTCTATGTGGGTGAGTCAACGCTCGATGTATTCGGCAGCTTGTAGAACTATTTGATGGCTAGAGCAACCAACTGCGTCATTTGAGCTATATAATACTAAACACACCAATGTGTCAACAGCATAGTTATTGGGCTGTCACCCCCTCCTATAGGCTACTGCGCGGGCAGTGAGGAAAAGGCCGCGCTGATAGACTCCTCAAACGATAAATTGTCCGAGGACTGCTGTAAACCCGCGGCTGAGCTGGGGATATGCCCCGCAGTGGGCTCGGCCCCCTCAAATTCAGCGAGGCGGTCCGTCAGAACTTCAATTTCTTTACGCATGGAGGCGTATTCCCTGACGACCGTGGGTAAAATCTGGGAAGCTATGGTATTGTAGGCGTGGTCTACCGGATGAATCGTGGTGGGGTCTGAGTTGACTGCGGCTTCTTTAGCCGCGGACATATCAAACCCCTCTACGGCCTTCAGGAAGGGCAGCTTTTCAGAAACTCGGTCCCCAACCTCGGTAGCAACTTGCTCACGCACTTTATACTGGGTAGCTAATTTTTGCTTCTGCTTTTGCTCGTCGGCTTCCTTGGCCTCAGCAACGGCCTGTTCCACATTGTCGTGCATGGCCTTCCTAACAGCCATGAGGGGCTCGATGTTTTCAATGACCCGGTAAATGCGTGACTTGTCGCGATCAGTAGCCAATTCAAGCAACCCCTCCAGAGCTTTATCTTGCTCAGCCTCATCAGTCAGGGCTACGGCGTCAACAAGAGCCTCCGCATCGATACCATATTTTTCAGCTACCGCTTCGGTACTGTCTAGTAATTCTCGTAACGGTTTGGTGACCCTTTGCTTATAAGCCTCGGTCTCTTCCAGATTGGTGAACATTTTTTCCTGTTCATACTGAGCGAGCTTTTCCTGTAATGCTTTTGGATCATCCGCTTCATTTATAGCTGACAGCTCCTTGATCCTAGCTTCATGTTCGACGCTTTTCTGCCGCAGGGTCTCCAACTCAGAGGAACTATTCTTCAGCTCTGCCTTAAGCTGCTTAAATCTGCTTGCGGCTTTGGGGGTCCAGTCGTCCCCCACATCCTCACTAAGCTGATCCAACGGGGCGACTTCCGCTTCCTCGGTCGTTTTTTCTGCTGCCTCTGGCTCGGGGGCGGTTTCGGCCTCCGGTTCCGGTTCCGGTTCGGGGGCTACTTCTGGTTCTGGTTCAGGGGCCTCCGCGCCCATTTTTTCAAGCGCCTGCTCTAAGGCATCAGAAAAACTAGCAGGTTCATTACCCGCGTCGGGCAGGGACTCAACTACGGTATCGGGGGTGGCTTCTACGGCAACTTCTGGCGCGGCTTCTGGCGCAGTTTCAACGGCGGCTTCTTCACTCATGAGTCAATATGGGTCCACTCATCAGGATGAGCGGACGTAGTTTTAGGATTGCGAATCTTTGTTAATTTATGGAGGTCATTAAAGGCATCCCGGTAGCCTGCGTACCATGCAAGTCGGGTATTATTCCGCTCGCAGTCTTGCAAAGTATTGAACGAGGGGCCAGCTATTTCTTTGAGGACGGCAACGGCTTTCTGGAAAGTGGGGGTTTCCAAGATATCGTGCAGCTCTTTAACGGCGACCGTATCCCTGAACCAACGATCTACGGGAACCGGGGGTGTAACAGACTTGGGCATCTATTGAAGTTGTTCGCGCTCCTCCTTGAGCATGGCTTTCGCCAGAATCGCATAATTCACAATATCGTGGCAGGCGTCTTCTACACTCTCATTGGGGACCTGTAACTCTTTATCGTTCACAAATGAACGTATTCTCTGGATCTTGTCCAGTACCCGCATCAGGAGGCCGTGCACGGGGTGGATACCGACCACTGTGCTACTTTTGAAATTAGCAAACGGGTCCACGGCATCCTTGCCCCCCGTATAATCGGAGTTTTTAGTCCGCATGATATCCTTGCACTCCCTGCAAGTCTCATCATGTAGTGTGAGAAGTTCCTTAGAGTTCACTACTTTCGCGGAACTCTAGCGCGGCCTTCGCATCTCGCAAAGCCATTTCTTGCTCATGTTTCTTCTGCTTAATCGCCATATCTAGTTCTGCCTTTTCTTGGGCGATCTGCATTTTTACCTGATGTTCCATCAACTTGGGGTCTTGTTGAGGTGGGGCCTCTTCTCCCTCAGCCGGGACCTCGGCCTGCTGCGCTTGATCTCGTTGGATCTTCTGAGCGGCTTTGGCGGTATTATTGATGGCTTCTTCAGCGAACTGAAGGACCTGTTGGGCCTGCCCGACCAACCCCTCAAGGGCGGGGTCGCCTGCGGCAAGTTGGACGGTCTGGCTAATATGCTCATAAAATGCCTGCAACGTAGGTAGGGCCTGCATTGGATCGGCCTCCCCCACGTTGAGTTGTTCAATCAGTTGTGCGAGGGGGGCTAGGTGAATCTCCAGATGTGTGCCATGCAACTCGTTTCCGACAACCGGAACGGGCTGGCCCTCCATGAGCTGCTGGTTTTCAAAGAAGGCAATCTTAAGGTCTACGGTTGGGCGCTTCTCTGCATTCGACGGGGCGTACCTGTCCGCGAGGTCGTGGCCCACTCTGGTCGAGACAATATCGCGGGTCAGGTTGCGGCGACCGACGTCGTCGAACTGGCCGCTGATGCCCTGAAGCTCCCGAAGGGCTACCATCCTATTGGCGTGGCTACCATTGCCGATAGACCTTACGGCTTTCGTGCGGTCCACATCCAAAGTCTTGATAAACTCGGGGGGAATGCCCCGCGCTTCGCAGCGCGCATAGAAGTCCCTGATCGCGCCATCCGGTTTTTTCGTCGTAACAATACGCCGAACGACTTCTCGGAGAAGCCGGTTCCAGCTGGCATAGAACAGGTTCAGGCTGGCCCCCGACAAGCGGGTGGTGACATCCATGTCAGCTGTAACCTGCATCTGATTCCTGTATGGTGAACTCTGATCGGGGCCATACGTGCTGACAGTATCGGTATTGAGCTGCAGCTGTCGGGTTAGGTCCTCCAAGGCGGGTTGGACGGCAGTCCCCAAATTAGGGATCGCCTTCTCAACGATGCTCACGTTGGGGCTCAAAACGGCATACGCGCCGTAGAAGGTGAATTGCAATTCGTCCAGAGACCTTTGGTTTTCGGGTTGGATCATCACCGCAGACGCGAGCATGGCTCCGTCGATCTGCTGGCAACGCAGTCTGTTACTGGTCTGTACATGGGCGAAGATGCGTTGGCCTAGGCCACGAATCGAATGGTATGTGCCGTTGCTGCCGACGCCATAGGTGAACATCACGTATGCCTGCTCGGCCTTTTCATATCTGGAAACTTTCTTATAGAGGAAATCCTTCGGGGAGTTTTCTGCCGAAATATAGTGGCTGACGCTGCCGTCCATCTCCTTGATCCAGAAATGCAGCACCTTTACAGATGGGTTCTGGAGTCCGGTGTGCAGGTCATTGTTCTTCATCTCGGCCTGCCAAGACTCGTAACTCTCTGGCCTGCCTGAGGTCGAGGCGTTCTTGGCAATGACCCGCCTTACCTCATCCACATTCCACCCCACCTTGGTGGCCACTTCGGGGTTCTTAATATAGGCGTAGAGTTCGTGCAACAGGTAGCTACGGCGTCCGATAGCAACATCGATACACTCCTCGTTGGCGGGGGTTTGCCGCGGGATAAGAATATCGGTAAATCCGCCGACCCGAAACCGCCAGTCGTCAGGCGAATCAAAGTAAGCGACGGCAACGCCGTGCTTGATGAAGGTTGTGCAGAGCCTCAGGTAGGCGTTGTGGAACTCAGGCCACGCACGAATGAGGTGGGTCAGTTCTTCCGCGACGATTTCTTCCGCCGGTTTAACTTCGCTCGCTTCGCCCTGCGTTCCCTTAACCTCAACAAGTCTTTCCAGTGAAGAGTAAAGGTCAACGTAAGCACTAAGAGAAATATCCAAAAGTCGTTGGGCATCTCCAAAATTCAGGTTTGTTTTTAGCCCTTGCCCGCTTACTGCCAGACTCTGGGAGTTATATGGTGCCCCGCCATCAAACATGGAATCGACACGGGCGCGATTTATTGCAGACTTCTCGTCGGCGGAGAGGAGGGTCGCGAAAATAGCTATGGCACTCTGCACATCCTTCAGGCGGGTCTCTACGGGTTTCCCCTTTTCGTCCAAGGAACCGAGGTTCAGACTGTCGATGCTATCAAGCGGTCGGTCGCTCATCGTTTATGTGATAGCCTTTTAGGCTATAATAGTCAATTCTGTAAATAAGTAGGTGTCACTAACATGATAGACGATCAAACAACAGTGTATGTGTATTTTGTGGTTGCTCTAACTTTAGTGTGGATCACGATGAAAATTCTGGACATATAATCCCAGATCCTCTAAAACGCACGGGACATGAAAGCCAAACTATTCGTAATCGGTGCAGGTTGTTCTTTTCTAGTATCTTCCTGCTCCACGATGGACTTAGGCGGCTCTGTTCCGTTGCCGTTCACTGAGCCCTCTACTTCGGCTCAACTGGACCTTAACCTCAGGCCCATGCCTCCGAGATTCTGTATTGGGGTCGACCTCGTGCCTACTGAGGAAGAATCTGATACGGGCGAGACAGCAGAGTAGGGTCTCAGCGCGGGAGTCTGGCCCTACTCCTTCCGATTGTTCTGGCAGAACCAATCGGGGCTCCCGCGCTTTTCATGTCTATTTTAGTGACGTTTATGGACACATCCGTGTAACGCGTCGTGCCAATCAAGGTTTTCACGGGGGTGGGTTGGGGGAACCTTTACGGTAAGCGGTAGTAGTAACTTGGACAGTAGCTCAATTGGTAGAGCATCGGTCTCCAAAACCGAGGGTTGTGAGTTCGAGTCTCGCCTGTCCTGCCAACTCCCCCTAAAATAGGCCGCGGAAATCGACTTTTCCGGTTTATATAAACCAGATAAGTGACTAATTATTGGCTGTCTACCGGCTTACTACCGCACGTTAAGAAGGCTATGCACAATCTTCTCCCCACACACTCTTGGTGAGCTTGTCCACGGGAACCTGCTTCCTGATTCCTGATTCGTGTTTCATGGATACGTACCGCGTATTGCGGCGCATGAACTCGGCTACAGCGTAGACACGCCCAGACTTCCGGCCACGGGATTCAGGTTTTACACAGTATATACATCCATATGCTGTGACTACAAAGCGGGGGAACTCAGGGATGGGACGCGCGCCCTCGAAATCGAGGATGTGTTTGAGCGACAGCTCGGGAGGGGGCGAATCCAACGAATCGTGGGCGAAATGGACGCGCTTGCCGTCATTATTGGTAAGCAGCGTCTTCCACTGGTTGCCGTTCCACTGACGGCGAAGGCGCTTGCAGGTCTTGGTGTTGAAGACATACCCCGAAGATAACAGGGTATAATCGCGGGCGTTGGGGATCGATCTGGTCTGTGGGAGCGTCGTCATTTTCAAGCGTTTTCGTTACCCCCTATATAAAAACTTTCTTCTAGAGTTAGTCAAACTTAATTTCTAGAACTTTTGTTTGAGCTTCTCTAGAAGAAAGTTTTAGGGTGGGGGGTCGGATTTGAACTTTTGTTTGACGGGGGCTGTCCCAGCGCTCCCGCTTTCGCGGCCTCAGCTTTGGCAAGCCGCCGTGCTTTTAATCGTGCACGGTTTTTTAGATAATATGCGCGGTTATATGCACGCTTTTTGTCGGCCAATTCGGGGTCGGCTAGCATATCTAAAGCCCTCTGCTTGAGTATCTTACGCTTATTCACAGCATAGTAATCGCGCTGGTAGTCCCTGCGTGCTTTTCTGTTCTTTATGTAGTAATCGTGCTTCTTCTCGTCGCGCATCACGCTTTTTAGCGTGCATTTAGCTGGTGTCAAATTTTTTCACACAACATACACACACAACACGTAGCGCGCCACAAAAAGCGAGGGGGGACGGGTGGCGTGGTTCATGGTTCACGACGCATGATTCATGGGGCCGGTCCATACGGCCCCTCTCTGGACCCATAGGGGGTTGAAGCGATTCAGCCCGCCCCGGGCGGTTCTCCTCAGGAGGCCAGTTCCCGGCACCGGAAACGGATCATTCCATGAAGGTGAGAGACCCTTCCCCGGCAAGCGGGACGTTGCAAGTGACGGTTCTTGACAACATATCACTTAACCATCCGTATGCAGTGTGACGAACAAGCATGATGAACCCGTGAAGAACCACGGTGGAGTGTGAGGGAGTCAAGAAGTGCTACACAATGGGGGGCGAATGACCATAGTGGGCCATGCTGGAGTGCGACATAACGGGCGCAACAAGCGAGTCCAATCGGGAAACCAGAGTCATTGCCAAAACCCGGCGGAAACAGCGGAGTGCACGATCATTCCACGGCAATCTTCGGACCCGGGGTAGAATGAAACAAGGGACGCAACCAGTAATGGGAGGACGCGGAGCCGCTACAGGCGCGAAGTCTAAAGTCACCTTAGAGAGTAAGCTGATAATCCGTTAGGCTCGGCATGACAACCCGATCCTCGCAAAGTGGGAACGCCACTCACCTCTAGCGGAGCGCGCGGATGGAGACTCTAGAATCAGACTTTAACACTTGTTGAGTGCAGGGCTGCTAGGTGCAACCTTGGCAAAACCGCCAAGCCCTAGCAGTCCCTGCACTCACTCGCCCCCTCCCTGAACCGGAACCCTGTATCCGAGCATGGAGAGGTGCGAGTGAGTGCAAGGACATAACCCTTCGCTCAACCAAGCATATGGCTAATAAGAATGCTCCCCTTGTGGAGCCAAAAGATAAGATTGAGTCCCTCAATGAGGTTCTCGATGCCGCCGATGAGGTGAAACCCGGACGGGGCGAGGCTAAGAAGAAGCGTCAAGCCGTCAGGAAGAAGTTCCAGTCCGCTGGTAATGCCCTCCTCATGGAAACGGCCAAGCTCTTGGGCTTGGTCAAGACCGAGTGGAAGCTCGGAGAAGATCAATACATGTCCGTGGACATGAACAAGTTCGACCCCAAGTCGTTCGGCCCCAATGGACCAACCTCGGAAGAGGTTGGACTGTTCCTCGGCCTTCGGGATCGGTTCAAGGCCGCGGGTGTAAACGTGAAGACCTTCGCGTTCTCCCTCGGCGGACAGATTGCGACGTGGGGAACTGCGATTGATCGCACGGAAACCAAGTAACCTCAACAAGTGTGTCCTTGCGGGATGGGTAACCACCCCGCTTGTGACCCCTGCCCTCCGGTTCGCCTGAGGGTATGGGTCACAAGTTATGAGTAAGAACCATAGGGCGTCAGTGCAGAGCGCCAAGAGAATCTGCAAACCCGACCGGATAATGCGCCAAGAGCGCAGACGTCTCGGTCGCCAATGGCAAGCACGCGGTAACCAACCCGCGTTTAGTCCACCTAAGGTGGACTTTAGTGACCACCTTGCGGGTGCATCTGCATCCCGTATCCTGAACCGTGACCCCGTGGAACACGCGGTGGATCAATCTGTGTGGGAAGCCCTATACAGGGCCAACCCACACCTCACCGAGTAAGGTGGGAGAGGATGGCAGTAGCACTGTCCCTCTATAAAGAAAGCGTGGGTGGGCAACCACGGGAAGTAAGCCCAGACTTTCGAGAGCCGTAAGCCGGTATCCGCTAACCGAAAGGCGTGGACCGTAAGACGGGAGCGAAACGGGATTGATCTCCCTTAGTAGTGAATGAGTAGAATCGTGTGCCGCTAGCCCCGCAAAGGCCCGCCCGCACCCGAAGTAAAACCGGATGCAAGCCCGTACTCACTCTCACACCCCCCTTTCCTATCTATCATGAGACATATACTAATATACCGAGCCCTCACGGGCCTTGGGATTGCCCTGTTCTTTGCAGGTGTAATCAAAATCGGCGTAGACTACTACGCCAAGGGGGTCGAGCTGTTGCCAGCTTCGGTTGCCCTGTCAGGTATTGTCACCTCAGTAGCCTGCTCTATACTACAGGCCAGAGCGGAGGACCGATACCACCTCAAACGCAATTATCCACTGAACCCATGAGAACTATAACCAAGCTGCGCGCGGCTTCCGCCCTCAAGCGCCCGACCCCCCGTGTCATCTGCGACAACGGGGACAATACCACCTATACACGCATTATCGTTGATGATGTGATGGTGGAATGGTTGAGCAGGCACCCTGAAGCCTTTGCCCCCGCAAAGGCACCGTCCCAACCCTCAGAGGACCCACTCTGTGGGCGCTATCGCCGCCACTGTTGGCGGCGGATGGTCATGTGCGGCACGGGAATCGGGCGGGTAGCCCGATACAAGCGGAGCTGGTATCCCCTGAACCCATGAACCTAGACATAACCGCAGCCCGTAGCCTCATCCTGCAAAGGGGTGGGCTTGCGGCGCAGCTCGCCGCCTCCCTGTTTGATACCCACATCAGGGCAACAGGGACAGTGGAGATCACCTCCCTCACCGTGCCATCCAACTGGCCGGATGAGCCCATTATCATAGGGGCACAGGGTAATACCTATGCCTTACGACGGGAACTCATAGGTAGAGGAGCGGCCCGAGAGGTGCGCTCGTTTGCCGAGAAACTGAATGAAACTGAATGAACTGAATGAAACTGATTGATATAGTTAACGACACCGAGCGCGAGATGCTCCGTCAACTTGACGCTTCACCCAGTGAAGATGTGCCCCACGCACACTCACATCATTGGGTAGCTATACGTACCCGCTACATCGAGACCCGTGCTCTTTGTGATGAGGCTCTTGAGTTGTTCTACGAAGAGAAGAAGCCCCGCAGAGCGGGGGTATACCTGTGGCTTATGCACAGGAGCCCACTGACCTACCCCGAACGCGCTGATGTGCAGGACTTCCTGTATAACTACCTCCGTGCCTGATCCATAGTGTTCTCCAAGTGGTGGGACACACACTATTGATTCCTGATTCCTAGAATTTATTAGTGGCCAAATCTTCGTTTTTTTACCACTTTTGGCCACCAAAAGCTTTACCCTTTGCCCTCTCTCCATACCGTTCCACCGGCATCTCCTCTGCACGTTTCATGGTCGGCTCTCATAGAGATCCCGACTGCAAGAGATGTAGGTCAACCGCTGGCCATCGAGCCATGTAGGTAAAAGCTCTGGCTTGATCACTTGCTAACTGCCTGACGGTAATGAAACTGGAGAGAGGGCTACCCTTTACCCCGAACGACGGCGGGGTAACACGGCGGCGGCACCGTGGTGCACCATAAGGTGTGCGTTGCTTGTCCGATCCACTCAAGCTACATTGGTAGCGGTGGGCAAGGGGCAGTTACAAATACCGTCACCCTCCTAGGGCATGAGGTTAAAAGGCCCTGCACTTTCTGGCGGCTTGCCATGTTTGAGCTTGCTGCCTGCGAACGCCGAAAGATCCAGACCTCTACGTTACCCGCCCTCGTAGGTGGGTCTGAGGTCTGGGGTACCCCTGTTATGGCACGTTACTGGATGGGGAACCCAGTTGGGGGATAATACCAACACTGGCTGATGAAGCTCAGGCCAGACGAAACAACGATGCTTTGAGGAAGGCTCCCCGCCTCCGCCGTGCAGTCAATATAGGCCACGTAAAACTAACCCGCATCAAAGGGGGAGCACATTACTTTGCAACAGCCCTCATGGTGGAGTGTGCCTTCACCCTGTGAGGATAGGTAAGCAAGAGGTGGGCAGTCCGCCCCGCAAAGGCGGCAGATGCCTTCGGGTCCCCACCATGCACTGCCGTGAGTCATTCCACCCGACCTGTAGGTATCGGACGAATGGAAACATATGGCTTATCCCGCCGTGTGTATCGACACCGTGGCGTAGTAATCAGGAACCGGAACTGCTGGGTCGAGGGTAAACCTAAGACACCCACCGATGCCGGTGAAGTTACCAACACCACTCAACAGAGGACGCTCTGGATACACATGGCGGGGCGGTAACCCTACTTTCAGCACGCATTCAAGTGGTCAAACATCTTTGATGTGGCTACTAACCCTGCCGGAACCAACCCCTTTCCATTCTTATGAGAAAGCAAATGAAGATAGCACGCCAAGAGCGTGCGACACAGAGACAAGCGGCCCGTGCCAAGCGGACCGATGGAGCCCAGCTCAAGATGCTGGATAAGATTAACGGTAAGAACAGGGGCGCTAAGAAAGAGCGCGCCCGTCTCACCAAACGTATAGCCAACAGGTAGAGCATGAGTATGTCACCTGAAACGCGGGCCTTGGTAGAGGCCGATCTCAATGATCGAGCCAAGCCCCCACTCCACCTTCGCAAGGTCACAGACTTGCTCAATACTACAGATGATTGCAGCCACCCGTTAGGGGAGGCTGGCATAACCAAACGTGGTGTCCGACCCCCTCAAGTAGGGATTAACTCACTAACCCATGCGTTTACGCAGACTCAAGACCGATGAAAGACATAACCGTAACAGTTAAGCTCACCAGTGATCAAGGTGAGCACCGCTACTACACGATCAAGCAACTCCGTAACACGGAGAACGTCACCGTGTGGCCTGCCATGCATAACCGTATCCAGCAGGACAATGAACACATTGGTTCCATTGGTAACAACGAGCAGATCGTGAAGGTGGTCGGCAATAAAATCACCGAGAAGCAGGTTGCCGAAATCAACAACCAAGCGCGGACAACCCTTGTCATCAAGATATGAGAACAAATAGATCCTTCCGCATTACATACTTCGATGCCTCCACCTCCAAGGATGTGGGGTGTGTCGAGCACATCAACCTCACTGGTGAAATCATCAACACCGATGAGTGGGCGGGTATAAATATGCCGGATGATGTGACCGCGCTACCGCTCGAAACTGAGATCCTCTGGGATGTTGAACCAATGGGAGATAGGACCCTTGAGAAAAGCGCGCCCCCGCACAGTCGGCAGGAACAGCAAGAGCGGAGGGCTTTCAGGAAGCGTGACCCCCGCATGACACCAAGGGCCGAGGAGTTCTGGTGGGAGTCCCCCCGTGACCGCAAGGTTGATCTGGGCAAACGTAGGTTCCGTCAAGTCAATCGGCGGAAGAGAAGTAGGGTAGCCCACGCCATTGGTGTGGTCATCCCGTGGCTTGCCTTTGGTATCATCGTCTATGCCCTAGTGTCAGCAATAAGATAAGCGTTATGAAAGATACAGAAACAGTAGACGTCGCTCTCACCATCTTCCGTGAGATCCCGACAGAAGAGTTAGCAGATGCGTTAACCGCCGACATCTGTGCTGCAGTAGAGTCAGTCACGTTTGATGACCACAACCTATCCTGCACCTTCTCGTGCCCTCAGCATACGGAAGACGGGAACGAGGGTGACTGGACAGACGCCATCCATATGGTGGACATGGTAGTCCAGTCGAACAAACTGTCAGACGGTAGCTGCCTTAACATTAAGCAGGCAGATATTGATGGGTTGTCGGAGGCATTCCAGAAGATAGGAGGGCACAAGCACCACACCATCCGCCCCTCAGATCCATTGACTGAGGAAGAGGAAGCAACCATCCAAGCATTCATCGACATTGAAGTATGAGAACACCAACCATATGGGTAGTCAGTGACACCCACATAGATACGCCAGAGAATCTCTCCAGCATAGTAAGGCGTGGGGTCAGGCCCCCTAACCACACGGCCCTATCAGGGGAAGGGTTGAAACGACTCTTCCCACATGACATCCTCATCCATCTCGGGGATGTGATCGACAAGGATGAGGGGCAGCTCCCCGACTACTTGGCTCAGTGTCCAGCACGGACCAAGATCCTGTGCCTCGGTAACCACGACGGTCACTCGACCCACTGGTATCTGCGCGCAGGGTTCTCTGCTGTGGTGGAAACCTTTACCCTCAAGTATGGGGGTAAGACCATCCTGTTCAGTCACCACCCTGTGATGACAGAAGTGTATAACCGTTATGAAGAACCCGAGTGGGACCAAAGACGGGGCGCGTATGTCCTCGACCCTGAAGATCACAGTCTGCCAGAGGGTATCGACCTCAACATCCACGGCCACCTCCACCTCCGCAACCACCGTGACGAAGAGTCGGCATGGCAGGATGAAGAGGATGAACGGTGGTTCCTGTTCTCACTTGAGGCAGCGGGCTACCTGCCCGCCAAGCTGGATAGTATTATCAACGGCAAGGTACCCCGTGTTCTCAAGCGGGATGCCATGAAGTATGTGCACAAACCTGATGAGGTATTCTTTGAACCCATCCCCAAGAGTTAGAACCATGATACAACATCACATCTACAACAGGTGGAGCGCCCTCAATGCTCCGATGTCTCACACCATACTACGTATGATTCGGAATCATCCCTCGTTTATCCCACGACTAATACCAATGAAGATGGTAACTGCCTCCAGTGCGGTGGGCTATGCCACTATTGACGGGGACAAGATCTTAGTTAACCCCGACCCATATGATGAGCATGGGGTGAACACCGAGAACTCCTTCAACACTCCTCCCGACGTCAGCTGACGTCACAATGCAACCCAACCCTGCATCCTGTATCCTGATTCCTGCAGGTTGTAGGGTTAACCACACATAAGGAATCAAAGTATAAACAAATGAGTAGTACACCTACCCCCTCCAGTGAGGGGATCAAAGTAAGGCTGACCGTATGTCACTTCAACCCACTGGTGAATGACAAGCAAGCGGCAGCAGAGCAAGCCAAGAAGAAGGATGCCAATGCAAGACAGCATAGCCATCAGGTACACTTGGTAGATGGTGATGACATCAAGACACTCAAGGTTGTCGAGTCCGAAGGACGCGCCGCGTTCCAACGGTTGGTATCCGCACCGTGGCTTGACTACAAGCCCGACCCCAACGAGAAGGTCAACCTATCCACCAAGGGATGCTGGTACTTCCTGTCTACTGAATACCTGTCTGAGTATCTTGACACAATGTCCAAGTACAGGCAGCGGTTTGAGGTGGCCAAGCAGGACTTCCTCCGACGGTACCCCGACCTCCTCCTCAAGGCCGCGACTAGCCGAGGGCTTGGTCACGACTTCATAAGGTTCAGGCACCGGTTCCCCACACAAGATGCAGTTGGGGAGCGAGTCTCCTTCACTACGTTTGAGGACCCGATTGTCACCAGCTTCATGCCGGATGTATTCGACGAGCGGCTCCGTGTTGAGATAGAGAAACTCGACGAGCGCAAGAAGGAACAGGTGGAGTATGGACTTCAGGCTGTAACCCTCGACGTCACGAAGGAAGTGATTAAGTCCGCCGCCCATGTGGGCAAGCAGTGCGAGGCTAAGAACAAGTCCAGCAGTAGCCCCATCACGGGGTCTGTAGTCGAGCGACTCGTAGAGAATCTGGAGATGGCAGACCGTAAGTCTCCCCGACCCAGTGCTGATCTGGACGAAGCTATCCTTATCGGCAAGGGCCTCCTTGAGGATCTCGATGCTGACATTTTGAAAGCCAATGAACACTCCCGCAACAAGGTCATTGCTGGAACTAACCGAATGAAAGACCTGATCCAACTGTAACCAGTATATACATATGAGTGAAAATGATGCGGTGGTCCCGCTACCAACCAGTACCCCCGAGATGATCCCGCTTATCCTTAGGCGGGCATGGCGGGCCGACAATCCTACCGGTGAACAAGCCGGTAAGTACAAACCCGTACTTCTTATTGGCCCTCCCGGCGTCAGTAAGAGCGCGCAGGTAGAACAGTTTGCACACGACAATGGGATGATATACATCCCTGTGTACCTGTCCTACAATACCTTCAACGACATCAAGGGCTTCGGTGTCCCTGATCGTGATCCCAATTCAGATACCTTTGAACGAATGATCTGGTATCGGGACGCAGTGTTTCCTGATTCCGATTGCGACAAGAAGTATCTCATCTTCTGGGATGAGCTGTTCAATGCCAACGCTTCGGTTATCAAGGTAGCCCAGCAGGCTGTGCTGGAGCGTATGATCGGGGAGTACAAGTTCCCCCGCAACACCATGATGGTGGCTGCTGCCAATGGGCAGAAGCATCACTGTCAGTCTAGCCGTGCGCCTGCTTCAGTCATAGACAGGTTCGTTGTCTATCAGTTGGAACCCTCGATCAAGGGTACCCTCGATTGGTTGATGGATAACGCGCAGACTGAGTATGTCTACGGGTTCCTTCAGGCTCACAACGAGTCCCTCTACTGTGACAACATGGACAAGTGGGATGGGGAGCAGGCTCAGTCTACTTCCCGTTCGTACACCAAGCTGGATCAGTTACTTACTACGTACTCCGAGCCTGCTGAGATGGTAGCTACCGACAACACCCGCCTGTTCAAGGCAGATGTTTGTGGGTGTATAGGTGCCAAGGCTGGGCAGGAGTTCGTCACCTTCGTGCAGCTCTATGCTACCTGTGGTGATGTCGGTGAGTTGCTGGCCGATGCCCGTAACTGTGACCTGAGACGGATCGTGGAACGTCCCGACCTCAAGTACATCGTTGCCAGTAAGCTGGTGACCCTTGCTGAGAAGGACAATCTGTCAGATGTACTTCTCTTGAGTCACAGGTTGACCGACCCCAACCTCAATAGTCCAGAGGATCTGGAGTCTATGGAGTCTATGGTTGGCAATCGCCTCCGTCGCAAGAGAAAAGACTTGAGTACTGAGCGTGCCTTGATTGAATGGCAACTCAAACACAAAGGTGAACTTCTCAAGTAACGATCTCATAGATCACATCCTGCATAATCCTCCCACCTCCGTGGATCACAAGTTGGGTGAAGCGGAGTGGGATGGTCTTGTAATGTTCTGGTTCAACAAATGGCTCAAGGCCAATGAAGCAGGGCAGCACATGGAGCGCACCTCACGGGGTGTGTATGCATCGCCCCATGTTTACGAACTGTGGGCGAAACACAGGGATGACTTTGAGGCTATAGCATTATTGCATAAAGAACTTATATCTTATGAGTGCAGACAACACAGCTCTAGATGAGCTGCAACTAACGCGGTTAAAGTCCGCGACCAACACGGTGATGAAGGACCACCCGTTCTTCGCACCAGCAATGGCGGGTATGCCGCTAGTATTGGATCGTACAATCCCCACGGCTTGTACGGATGGTCGTGTTATCAGGTTCAATCCTGATTTCACAGCAACACTGAACGACTATGAACTGGTCGGCCTCCTCATTCATGAGGTGTGCCACCCCTTGTTTGGGCACCTTGTTCGTTTCGCTTCAGCAGTTGCGATGGGTAACGGGCGCCTCGCCAACATCGCTACCGATTACGAGATCAACAACCTGCTGACTGAGTATAGCAACACAGCCAGCAGACCAATCGTCCTACCTAAGGATGGGTGTGTAGATCTTGAGCGGTTCAAGACGAAGGCCGCGGAGGCTATCTATAAGAGCCTCCAAGAAGAAGAGTTGCCGCCCCCACCACCGCCGCCACCTAAGCCTCCCGAGGGAGACGAAGAAGGTGAGGGTGATGGCGAGGGTGATGGTGATGGTAAAGGCGGTGAGGAAGGTGAAGGCACCAAGCCAGACGACTCCAAGGATGGTGAATCCAAGGATGGTTCCGGCACTAAGCCAGACAAACCGGAAGGTGGATCTGGTGGCCAACCCTTACCCGAGCCTGTGTCACCCGGTGAGTTTGAGATCCCCAAGGGTACGCCTGAGGAGATTGCCGAGCAGGAGGACAAGTGGCGGGAGATTTTATCTACCTCCATCCATGCCTCCAAGCTGCGCGGCGATGCTCCGGGTGGGTTCTTGGAGAAACTTCAGCAGTTGCAGAAGTCTCCTTTGAACATGAAGGATATTCTGCAGAAGTATGCAGACGAGTTCTGTATGGATGAAGGCTCGACCAAGCCCGACAAGAGGTTCCTTGCCAACCACGATCTATGCGTGGCGGGTATGGAGGATGAGCGTATCGGTTCATTGGTGTTCGTCAATGACACCAGTGGGTCCATGCCCGCCCGTGTGGCAGAAGTATGCTGCTCTGTTATCCAGAATGCAGTCAATACTCTTAACGCCGACAGGCTCATCCATATGGATGTAGACAGTCGGGTTGCCAAGGTGCGGGAGTACGCTCCCTATCAGCCAGTGGACATCGAGATCCACGGTCGTGGTGGTACGGACTTCCGTCCCGCCTTCGACTGGGTCGAGGATAACCGAGTGGACCCACGGGTACTCGTCTACATGACCGATGGTTGGGGAACATTCCCCGAGTCCCCTCCCAATATGCCAGTTCTCTGGCTTACTTGGGGCAAAGGTGCTGCCGAGTATCCGTTCGGGGATGTCATTGATCTTGAACAGATCGACCAAGCTACCACCTGATGAGAATACATTTGGTAGCTTTCCGCCCGCACAAGGGTGGGGACGTTACTGAGGTATGGTTCGCTGATAAAGGTACCGCGCAGACATTTCACGATGATCTGCGCGGTGCCGTCACCGGCCTGAATCTCAGTACGGTTCCCGTCCCTGTTAATAATCGCATAGCGTTAGCCACATGGCTGAACAATCGCTATGCCTTTTCAACCATCCCAGTTCAACTGGGTGATAAAGTATTAGAAGCGCATATAAATGCAAAGACGGTTCATCTGTTGTCCGTCAATCCAAACAACACCAACCAAGATAAGTAAATATGAAAACTGAAGAAGTAATCGAGTGGTTCCACCGCGAACCATTCCAGTGCGATGCACAAACTACATTAGTCCGCGCCCGTAACGGGGTGTTGATGGCCAAGCAGGGTGTCAGTGGTGCCAACATCTTCCACGATGACGGGGAGGAAGATCGTAAATACGCTGTGACGGGCAAGGAAGCAAAGGAGGCAAGTCTCAGGGATGATGCAGTCCACCATCTTGGGCGGGCCTATCAGAACCCCGACGATTTCTTTGCTGACGATGACTTAACAAGAAAGGACTGGGTGCCCATGATTGTGGCCCTCCCCGATTCCGTAACCAAGAGGGTAGATGATGAGGCGGACTGGCTATTTGTTGGTGCAGCTGCGCCCGGTAGCTGGTCGTCACTGTTCAGTAGCAATACCTTGTTCGCTCGCCGTGATGCCAAGTGGGCATACGACAAGCTGTATGGTTCCTGTATCCTGCGCCTTCCGGTAGTAGCCATGCATGGGGTACGCATCCCCGCAAGGACTCGCACTGTAGATCCTATGGACATACTCCTCCGAGTATTTCAGAAAATCTTTGTGGATGTCTGCGGCAAAGACAAGGCCGAACGCAACTGGCAACTGGGCTGGGCGCACTACCTCACCAACAACTGTGCGGTAAGGGTCAACGCCCGCAATTCATTCGGGGCATATGCGACCCAGTATCTTAACTCACCAGAGTTGAAGAAACTTGAGACCGCGCTTGAGGCAATCAAGAAAGCGGTCCTTACCGAGGAGCCTCTTGAATATGTGGACAGGTGGGCGGCGTTCTCAACATCCTTACGGGAGGCTTATAGTAATGAAAAGGTTAACACAGATACAGTCGGGGAGGGCTTAGATTATGTCCTGTCTCACATGGTAGAGGAGGAGTTCCCGTTTATTATGCCCAGTTCTTATCGCGGTGACAGGGATCTGTATAAGGTAGTGGACAAAAACTGGAAGACCCGTTGCATCCGTGATAGTGACCAGTACCGGCATGATTACCCAGAGGCTTGTCGCAAGGAACAGGATCGTTGGGACCAGATGTGTAGTGATGACACCCTGTATCAATCCAACGAGTGCTTCATGGGTCTGGATATACCAAGCTTTACCAAGCTACGGGCCAACTGGTCTATGCTTGTAGACTTGTTTGAGCGGCTGGGCTTTGCCGAGCCTAAGCCCTTCGGGTTCAGCCTGACTGATGAGAACGAGGAATCCCTTGCGGTTCTTCGGACTGCTGCAGCTACCGAGATGGCCGACCCTGCTGCGACTATCGAATCAGAAGCAGAAGCAGAAGCTGAATCAACCATGACTCTCCTTGGATAAACTAAACCACAATAAACACATGAAGATATATGAAGTAGGATGCTCCGAAGGCCGCGAATGGTTTGACAAAAAAGCCACCGCCCAACGGGCATTGAAGGAAGTTAAGCGTGAGTTCCCTGATGAGGAAACACAGGTCGTAACATGGGACATTGATAACACCCGTGTAAGCATCGTGCATCTCCTCAATCAGGTAGCCGCCCGAGGCATCGATTCCGATGCATCCCCATCCTGTACCACGATTCGTGTAACCGCGAACAAACCACCGGTATCTGAAGACCATGAATGAATTATTATTCCTGATTCTTGTACCCTTAACCCTGCTTCTTGTCCTGCGACGGAAGCGGACAGACGACCCCAAGCCATGAGCAACTCAACACTATGCAGGGAACGGGAAGCAACTGCCGAACTCCTTGATGAGATCAAGGACATCAGCACAAGTCTGACTATCAATGCCGTGTCCACTGGACCTTGGCTAGCGGACCTCGCTGCCCGTATGGAGGAAGCATTAACCAAGTACAAAGAACAAACAAATGAGCATGAGTAATCCCTTCAAGGGAAAGGCCGCGACGAAGGTACTCGACCTGTCTGACAAGATGGGTCTGAAGACCGCCGTTCGCTACCACGATACGAACGTAGTGGAGTTCACACAGGGCACCATTACGTTGAACTCTGGTGGTTGGAGAACAGCCACCACCAAAAGAAGAATGAACGACACTGCCAGTGCCTACGGATTAGACTTCTGGGTGAGTCAGGAAGACTTTAAGTGGTGGGTATCTATCGGGCCTGACCGCAACCCCATCCCATTCTCGGATGGAATGACCTTCAAGAGACCATGAGTATACCCCCAAAGATAAATATGCAGGTGATTGATATTAACGGAGTCCCCGTTAAGATGCAGTCTAAACCAGACAACGAAGCGGTCAATGGATGGGCGGTGATTACCTATACCCCCGTCATGTCCCTTCGATCAAAGACAACATACAGTTCAGAAAAACGAGACAGCTATGCCCACGCAATCGCAATCGCCTGTGGCTATGGACCGTGGGAACTGGAACACCCCATAGCAGAAGCGGACTTGGATAAGCTCCAACTGGCCATCAAGCAACTAACTCCAACTGAGATACCGGAACTATGATTGAAATGATACGTGAGTTCTACCCCAGCGGGTTGCCGATCATGATCGACGGTGTGGTAGCGGGGGGTGAAGTGATCCCTGATTCCATACGGATCTTCCCGATAGAGGGGGACGTCCTCGGGTATCCGTTCTTCGGTCACATGGACCCCGATGATCTCGGCAAGAAGATAGCCAGCCGCCTGACCGTGGTTCGGCAGATGGACCGCTGAATAATACTAACCTACTTACGTTCGATAACTATCCTTCTGCCTGTCTCGGAGTGGGTGAAACGTGCCTTCGGTCCGTGTTTAAGGAGAGCTTCCGTGAACCTCTTTAGACGGTCTTTTTTGAAACCCTCCTCCGAGTTGAACTCCGCACGGATAGCCACACTGGGCAGGTATCTTTCTGTCGCATGGTAATCAACAATGCCACGCAGTCGGGCAGGACCAAACCCCGCGTTTTTGAATCTTGCCATAACTTCTCTGCGGGTTATTGCCCCCGCTTCCATATCTATAGCTGTTTGCACCATGTCGGACAGTTCGGCATCAAAGCGTTTACGTTGCTCAATGACACGTTTTGCCAGTATCTCAATCTCACGGTCCCCTTTCGGACCGTCCATGTCCCGAGTACCATCTCTTAGTACTTGGTAAACACCTTGCACAAGGGTGACCTCTTCCTTTCTTCGGGAAGCTGCTGCTTTGTATAGCGCAAGATCCAGACGCACCTCGCGGGGGGCCGCTGGCAGCATGATCTGAGTGATGGTCTCTTCAAGAGATCTCTTGAGAGTTTCATCATCAGCCCCCTGACTCGCTTCCCACTCGCGCAGCCGCCTAACATTACCCGGCTCAACTGCTCGTTGCGCGAAATGGCTGAGGCCCTTCAGTATCCGTGTCTTAGGAGGATCACTATCATGGTAAACACGACCGTCTTTATTCTCATAAGACTCTTTAAGGGTAGACCTAATGAACCCCGGATTGAGAAACCTCTGAGTGTACCCCTGCCAGAGATTCAGTGCTGCTGTTTTATAGTCGCCTCTGAGGATCTCCAGAACAGATGCGGTTGTCCCGTCGAATACAGGGGAGGCCGCGTTAATGTAAGTGAGGTCGAGAGAGTATAAACGGTCTGGTTTAAAGCCAGCCCCCGTGAAACCCAATACTTTCTGTAACAGGTCCCCCGGCAGATAAATGTACTGGTTAAGTTTACCCCACGATGGAGCAGCCTCCTTGAGAAGTTCTTCTTCGTCGTCCGTGGGGTTGATCCCCAGAAGAACAGCCGACGCAATGGGTAGTGCTATGGAAATACCTCCATGCACTGTGGCCGCGGCAGCAAGTCTTCGGGCTCCCCGCGCCTGCATAACTGGGTTGTCACTTCCCATCTCTTCTTTCGGGATGGCCCGCATCTGATTGTGTACAATCCTGAACTGATCCAGCCAGAACGAAAGGAACGGGTCTGCGTGAAACGCATTAAACCTACGGAGCGTCTTAGCAAAGTTGGGCGCTTCGGAATACACAGGGCTCATGGCTCTGGTCTTACGCGCAGCCTCAAATTCCAGCTGTTCATCGGTCATATTCAGGAATCCGGTGTCCACCTTGTTTTTCCTATCATACGCACGCGCTTTCCTGAGCGCCTTACGTTCGGATTTATACATCGCTATTTTTCCTGCGGCGTCGATCCCTTGAGCAAAATCTGCCAACCGCCGGAAGCCACCTCCTAATATATAGTCTCCCCCCTTGGTTAGTTTCAAGAAACCCTTCTTAACAAGATTCTCCTCGGACATATCCTCGGGAGCCAAGGCCATGAGTTCTTTGGTCCCGTCAAAGAATATACCGTACGGGTTCTTACTGTTCTGGGTAGCCATCTGGGACAAGTAGTTCAAGTCTATCTGACTCTGGTCGATGCCGAGTCTCTGGAACAGTACTTGCCGTGTAGTTCTTAAGCGCGGGTCTCGCCCTATAGCAAGAGCCTTTAACTTACTCTCACCGGGTGCCGCGATTCTAGATCTCCCAAAGGCCATTGCAAACTCAGCTACGATCCTAGTGGGGTTAACCAACGCCGCCATGCCATAGGATGTAAGGGCAGTGAGTGCATTTCTAAAATGGTATGCGGGTACATTCGCTATGGTTTTAGAGAACATGAATACCGAGTTCAGCTTAAGGAACGCATTCGTCATGTGCGCCGCCCCTTTAATAAGCATATTATTGTTCTTCTGCTCCGCGAAGTCATACATGGTGGTAGCCACGTTACCACGGCTTGCAGCTTGGTAAGCCTGCAGGGATGTGTAAAGATCCTCAGGAACATACATATCCAAAGAAGGATCAAACAGGGACACAAACCCCGAGCCCTCTTCTTTGTTACTAAGTGGTCTGAGAGGAAGCCCTGTTCTAAAATTAACGTATGGGCGGGCACCTTCTTCCGTCAACCCCGCCGCCTGTGCTTCTTCGTACGTGTATACAAAGGCGTTTTTTAAATCGCCGTCTCTCACGCCTCCCACCTCCTTGAGATCATTAAGGAAGGTCATGGACTCAGCCATGCGAACCTGCATAGTTACTGTTGTGTAGAGACTGGCCAAGCCATGCTCTTCAAAAGATCCGTCCTCGGTACGTTCAAGACCGAACTGTCCCAGAAGATACCTGACCCCCTCGTCCATGTCGCCTTTGGATCGGAGGTTATCTACTTGGACCCGCGTGAGGTTAGCTACTTCCGCACCCTGATTCTTTTTGACGTCCTTAAAATCTACCCGTTTTCCTTGGGCGGTATCCATTAAAGTAGCTAAAAATTCATTTAGAGCTGCAACACCTTTATTATCTTCAGAGACTACATCCTCCGCTCGCTTTGTTACAACTTTGTTGAACTCTTTCTTGGAGAGACTCTTAAGAATTTTCGCTTCCGCTTCTTCGGCGGGGTCTGGGAACTTGACCCCACTGTCCAGACTTTCAATCAATGCTTCCAGTTGCCGCTTTATAATCTTCTTCTGGACTTTCACCTGTTGATGTTCAAAGAACGGCAAAGAGGCATCTCTCCGATCTTGGAATCTACCATCTGGCTTCATCACTTCCCGCAAGTACGCAATGTCATTATGCGCGCGGTATCCCCTTGTTAGATAGATGCCCGCCATACGATCAAAGATCAGCCCTATCTTCCCACCCTTCACATCAGTAAGTTTGTACTGCTTACTGATAAGTTTACTCAGACTATCAATAGTCGCGCGTGTAGCTAGAATGGCACTGGCGACGTCTACGCCTTGCTGAGGGTTTCGAGGTGTGCTCTCCTCCAAGAAAGTTATGGCCTGCTGCTGTTTTACTTTAAACTCTTCAACTAAACTAAGTCTCAACCGTTCCTCCACCCTGCTTACCAAGATAGTACGCATACCCGCGATTGCCTCAGGTGATATGTGTTCGGCTGGGCGCTTATTATCTCGGACATCTTTTCTAACACGCGCAACGGCGTCATTAAACTGTGCCCGCACACGCGCTTTGGTTGCGTCATCAATATCCAGACTGTCAGTTGTTCCTGACGCGGTGTTAAGCGCGCTCAACACTTCGGAGGATGGGTTTCCTCCGTATGCTTGTTTAAGGAATTTCTCCATACGCAGCATATCTGTTTTTAACAGGGAATTAACTGCCTCAGACCAACGCTCATAGTCTTTCAGTATCCGCATTACCCGCGGATCTTGCTTTCCACGCGCTAACCAAGTCGCAAATTGCTTGGCGTACTTGGTGCCCCACTTACCGTCAATATCAGATATATGTTTGAACTCCCCATTTTCAAAAAGGTGGCCTATTTCAAGAGAGCTAACGAGGTCTGCCCGAAGCAAAGCTTCCATGTCTCGCTTAAGCTCTTCGTTCTCTTCGGGGCTTAGTTTTTTGTTGGCCCTCCGCGTCTGTGCAATGCGGTCGGCGCGGTCAAAGGAATTCAAAGTGGCTTTAATACCCGCAGTAGGGTTCTCCGGGTCAAACTTTGGACCCCCCAGTTTTTGCCCATACTGACCTTCTAAATTGGAGCGTATCCCAAGCTGCTCCAGCTCCCCATCTTGGAGTAGCTTAAGGTTAATATGGACCCGCTGAACCATTTCAAGAAATCTAGGGTTGGGCACAGAATCCCCCATCTTAAATCTGAAATCCGTCATCCGAGAAAGCAGCTTATTGAATACCCCAGTAAGCTGCCGCTTAACCAAGCGCATGAAGATAGGTCTAGACGGATCATACGGGACGGACTCCCTATCAGAATTTGGTGCGAACCGAGTGTGCGTAAGGCGTGTTCTCTCTGTAGAGAGTCCTGATCTTATTCGGTCCTGCACTGCACTTCGTAGCCCTTCGGAAAGCATTCCTCCCAGTATGTACGGGTACCGGTATCGTGTAGTTCGCTTACCCTCAACGGGGCGGGGGCGCTTCCTAAAGTCCTTAAACCCCTCCCGTATTTCGTTTAGGGTTTCTTGAAACGCGGCGTTGTCCTCTGGCTTTCCAAGCCGCCCCCTATGGCGGGCCGAATACCCTTGATAATCATGGGCCATTTCAATAATGCCCTCTTCCCCTAGTTCTTCTATGACCGCATCCCTCAATTCTTGGGGGATAACCATATCCTCTACCGCGTGAATAAATTCTTCGGAAACGATAGTACCTATCTCGTCTTTAATCCTATATGCACTTAAGATAGATATCCTCTTACGTTCACGGGCTCTATCCTCAGGGTTTAATTCAAACCCCGCGAATTCGTGGAGGTCCCCTTCTTTTTCTTCTTGTGCCACTGTAAAATTCAGCAGGCGGGCATCGGGGGACGGGATAGAGAGCAAAGAGGTAGGATCACCCAGTGATGAGGGGTCCTTCCTTGCCTTTGAACCTCCGACGAGTTTGGGGTAATAACTCTGCTCACCCCCTAGAACAGCTCCCAAGTATCCCGTATTGAGCCCACCCCGATTCGTTGAATGGAATATGTTATCCATCACAAATACCACAGCAGAGCCCTCAAGCCCCGGTTTGTTCGTCCCTGCTTTGAACTCCGACTCTAATATTGTTTGGTAAGCAAGTTCAGTAACCGGTTGGGTACCCCCCGGTTCTCTATCACCGCTTTCGACATAGATTACACGCACCCCCTCAGGTGCTTGCCGAGCGACCTCATCCTTGAAAAGTCTATCGAAAACCAGACGTTGTTGTTTATTCTCCAACTCTCGTCTCCAATCGTTCCACGCAACCCTCTCATCTGGAGTATACCCGTCCCACTCATCATGGCCTTTTTGGGTGTGTTCCTCTCGCAGGATAATATACTTGTCCCAAAGAGCGCGCTCAACCTCTGCTTCTGGGGAGACTCCCTTGAACCATGTACTACGGAGGCGTCCGTCAACGCCCCGGTGACGGTCTAACTGCAGGGGATCTTCTGCAATACTCACGGGGGTCATATCTAAACCAAGTATGTCCCGCATATGATTATGCGCTCTGCGACCACGGTTGTGATTCTTAACCAGCTCATTGACCTGCTGGTTCACAAACACCTGTTCTTCATCGAGAGTGGCAGATATGTAAGGAGTATTTTCTGCCGCGTCCTTGAAGTTGGTAAAATTATATACCGATTCCAGAGCGTCGGCGGCTTCGCGCTCTACCTTGGTTTTCCCATCAACAAGTTTAACCAGAAGATCCATCATACGACGGAACACACTCCTGTTCTCCACCGCGATCTTGCGGGTTGCCGCTTGGAAAGCAGCCGAACTAATAAACGTCGTAAAGAACTCTTCATAACCTATCGCACGGGGTAAGATTATATCTGTTGGCTCGCCTATAAGGCCCCCTAAATCCAAGTCCTCGTCTGCAGTACCCGCGGGGACGATTTCGCCAGCCGCGACAACTCCGACAGGCGCGTATTGTTCTGGGTCTTGAAGGCCCGTAAGGGGGTCTATTAGCCCACCTTCATCTGTGCCGCGGACCACCCTACGTCCCGTCCCGAACACATAGTCCATCAGCGGGTCAGCTTTGCCGCGGGCTTTTGCTTTAAGCCATGCCTTATGTGTCCTGTCATAAAGAACTTCCATCTGCTTACGCGCAGCTCTTTGTGCGGGCGTAAGCTCGGCATCGGCCCTGCTCATTATCTGAGCAAAGACCGCGTGGCCAACTTCATGCAGTATAACCGAACCTACACCTTCCCCATAACGGGCGTTCAGGTTCAAGTAAATGGTGCCACGGGGCAGGTAGTCAGGGTAAACATCGCCCGCTGCTGCGCGACCCCCCGCTGGTGTAAAACTACCTGCGAAGTGTGTTCCCCCCCGAATAATTCTGAAATCAAGTTCACTAAGCTCTTCGCGGAAAGCATAAAGCAGTCGCGCGGCGAGCTGGAGGTTGGGGTCCAGAGACGCTTTCCCAACAAATCCCTCCTCCACAAAATCTTCCAAGTTGAACCCCGTCGCCTCATCGAGAGCTTCGTCGTAACCAAAGGCTAGTTTTTGGATAGCCGATATAACGGTATTCATATCCCCGTCAATGAGCCCTAACTCGGCTATGTCCTCTAGGTTGAGTTTGACCGCAGCCGCTTGGTGCATCTGAGCTACAAATGATGGGGCTCTCGACCCCCTAACTGCCCGCTCAAGGGTAACTACTTCCGCGATCTGGTCGAGAGACGCGCCCCCAACAGTGTCAGTAGCTTGGGTGAAATGAGTTTCCCGCAGACCCTTCAAGGTATTTTTTACATCCTTGGTTTGTATAACATTAGTGGAGAAAAGCTCTGCCAAGGCCAACAAACCATGTTTTGAATCTTTAACAGCTAGCGCGAAAGCGTTCAAAAATTCTCCGCGGATCAAACGTAACTCCGAACCCGCGTCTTCGGCAACAGAAGGGTCTAACAATACATTCTGAAGACTTACGGCAATTTCTATATATTTTTGTAGGGCCGTCTGAGCCCCGCGCATCTCAACTACTGTATCGAGTGCTTCATATAACTCATTCAGCGCCGCGTTGGCTTCAAGACTTTCATCTAGAACAGCTCTTAACGCGGAAGCCAACCCGATCTTTATCGGCTCAAAGTCGGGGAGCGCCTCCTTACGTTTCTGTAATTCAAGTGACTCTTCCGTAGCCTCCCGCTTATCTGTTTCTCCAACACCTTCGCCTTCTCCCACATCTGGTGCGCTTGCTTGACCACCCCCCAAATCACCTAGCCCGACGCCCTCATCCGCACGGGGGCCTACACCCTCTTGTACATCGGCAGTGTGTCCCTTGATTTCTTCTTCATCAACTTGTCCAGAAGCTTCCGCCCTAAAACTGTCAACGGTGTCTGCCTGATCTAAACTCTGCGAACTGTTTGACATACCACGCACACCCTTGTCTGCGTAGAGCTGCACCGCGCGGTTTACCTGTAGTTTGATGAGGTCCCGTGCGGGGTTGAAGAGATTGGGTACTGGTCTAATTACTTGATTGGGACGCGCCTCTGCTGATGGGGTCGCAGCCCCCTTGTTGCGCGGGGTATCGCCCCGCGTAGATGCCTTTAATTTTTCAGCAACTTTACCCAGAATAAATTCTACTGCGTCTATTTCGGGGTCTTTATCAAGTGCCTTTTCAAGAGCTGTCGAAGTCGCAATCCGTGATCCCATCAAAAACTCAGATAAGGCAAAAGCTGCGGCACCTCTCCCAGACTCAACAGAAACATCCTCCCCTGCCATCGACTTGAATATCTTCAAGGCCGCGACATACATGGGGTCCCTTGCCATATCCTCAGGGATAGTGACGTTATCATTTATTGCAGCTACAAGCGCATCAGCATCACTCTGGTCTTCGCGCTTATTTTCCATTGCTTGTAAAAGAGCTACCTCAACCGCCGCACGTTCCGCGCGCGCGGCCAGCCCAGTCAAAAACAAGTTTCTTATGTCCTGCCTTTCCCGCGCCCCTCGTTCGGGATCATTTATCCCTTCAATAAGATTCAGCTTTTCCTTCGTGGTAGGGATCTGAATACTGGTATAGTTATTGTTGACCCAATCAGCTAGTATCCTGATATACGCTCCGATAGTTACCTTATTTGAAGTGCTAGGGGCTTCCTTTGCATCAAGTTTGTTCTCGTCTACTCTGATTTCCAGAGCAGTGTCCTTGTTAACAAAGTGCATCAAGAACTGAACCGTCTGGCTAATTTTGCTCGTAGTAACTTCTGGGTTAGCAACCCTGCTCCGCTCTTTGTTTCCAAGAATACTGGTTTCTTTAGAAAGGTCGGAACCAACGGGATAGAAAATGTCGTAAACTTCTTTCGTATCTTGGGATAAGGTTTCTCCTGCGCGGTCTCCCCGGAAAGTCTTGTTTACTTTATCACCGCTAAATCCCTCTGGGATCGGAATAGAATAATGCCCCAATTTATTCATGGCCCCCGCCATTGCGCGCGGGTCGTTGTTAAAAAGAATAACGGGTTCGTTCGGTCTATTTCCTTCCCCATTATCAAAGATACCTCCGTCAACATCGTCGATTAGCCACACCGTGGCACTACCGAACTTATACCCGGAAGAGCGCACGCCCTTACCGCCCATCCATTGTTTGTCGGGAATAACTACTCCGTGTTCTTCTAACTGTTGCCTTACCTCTTCTTTTTTGCGGGGTCTAAACCCTATCGGAGTCTCGTTATCTGTAATGTCGCCGCCTATAATAGGGTGGTCTTTTGTAACCTCCCTTAGAATTTTGCGGGCGGTGGCCGCTTTAGACTGTTGGTCTAGGTGAAGAGAATTCGGTATGCCCATCACAGCCACGGGCCAGTTGCCCTCAGATCGGGACTTCAATGCCCCTGCGACGATCATGTTCTGCTCAAATGTTTCTCGTAGAGGTTCGGGAGCAGGAGGTTCTTCTAGCGATTCAGGCTCTGGCTCTGGCTCTGGCTCTGGCTCTGGCTCTGGCTCTGGCTCTGGCTCTGGCTCTGGCTCTGGCTCTGGCTCTGGCGGCTGCTTCCCTTTTTTCTTCTTCGCGGCTTTCTTCTTCGCAGCTTTCTTCTTCGCGGCTTCTTCCGCCGCCGCTGCTCTTAAGGCAGCAACGCGCTCGCGCTCTTGCTCAAGTTCAATCTGTTCTTCCAACTGTTGTTGGCGTCTGCTTTCACCTTCAATCTCAGCCCGTCGGTCGTTAATTGTTTTGAACGCCGTCAAAACATCCCCCAGAGATCTAAGAAGAGTCAGTTCCTGTTGGCGAGCGGGACGCTCCGTTGCTTCGGGATCATTAAAAGCTTCTTCTTTGGCAGCAATAAGATTGCTGACATCCGCGATGACCGCAGTATTTGGCTGTTCGGTTAATAATATTGATCTTATTGGTCGGCCTTGGTGCCCGCCACCAGCTTTGTAACCCTTCGTTCCTAATCTTCTGCTTTGCGCGTCATGCAGGCTTTCAAACTCTTCCCGCAATCCGGCGAGCCTGTCCAAAAGCTCTTCTTCTATATTATCAATCGCGCGAAGATCTTCTTGTTCCTTAAGATCCGGTCGCATAGGCTGCATGGCCTTGTCTACAAACGCGCGCGCGGCGTGCTCAAGCTCTTCATCTGTTCTCCTAAACTCTAGAGCCTTTTCACTTTCAGCGGACTTAAGTCTCTGGAAGACCCCCTCAACAAGCTGTGCCTTGTCAGAAACAGAAACAGTGGAGTCTCCCGTACCCGAAAGTGAGGTGTCCTCACCAGCATCTTCAAGCAGCGTTTCTTCGATAGCACCTCGTACCTTTTCTTCGTCGGCGTTCTCAAGGTTCCCTCCCGCGGCGTCCTCAGTAACCCCTTTTGTTAGCTGTTCTTCAAGGTACCCCTTGGCCTCCTTGAGGGCGGCTCTATCAGAGTTCTCCTTGGTCTCCCCCAGCTTTTCTTTGAACGCCTTATCTACCACCGCTAAAGCGGCTTCGCGATCTGCTTCATCCGCTTTGGATGGGTCAGCAATAACATTAAAGAAATTAGCAAGATCTACTTCTGCCGCCCTAAAGGCTTCTGGGTTAGCCGAGTCCTGTATAATAAGGCCAATGGCTTCAAGTGCGGCGCGGGTATTGGCTTCCTGTAAATGTTCTGGTTCCGCATCTGAGGCGGCTTCAGCACTTTCGGCGTCATCTTTTTTACCCTGTTCTGCCTCTGGATCGCCAGTAGACGCGGCAGCTGATTTGGCCTCAAGAATCCCAAGTTCAGTTATAAGAGTTTTTACTTCGTCTGCTATTGTTTGTTTTTCTTCATCAGTTGTTGCCTTAGCTAATTTTATCTGCAGGTCGATAATCTCTTCCTCGATCTTGTTGGCTGTATTTATGTCGTGGTCGCTCTCTACCGCATCCTTATCCTGCTCTCGCTGTTTAGCGCGCTCTTCTAGCCGCGCAGCAACAGTTTTTTCTGAGACAGTCCCCCCAGCAGCGGCAGCTTCCAGACCTTTAAGTATTTCCTCTACCGTAGTGGCAGTTTTAGGACTCCCACTTTGTTTGAGTTCCTTAACCACGCGCTTGTGAATTTTTCTAGCAATCTTGGGTAGCGTCTCCCGCTGCACCTGCAGCTGCTCTTGTTCTCGTTGCCCCTCACTCTTAAAAAGACCTGTCAGGCCGCGGAAACCCTTTACGGCTGCAGGTGCACCAGCTCCGAGCACGGCCCCGTAGATGGCCCCCATTCCTCCCTCCTTTAGACGGTCCATAAAAGGTCGGTCCCAGTCGGAGGCCGAGGTAAATGTCATGGCGAAAGATCGTGCAAAGGTGTTGAGAAACGCATCCGATCCTTCTTGAAGTGCCTCAAAAGCCGTGCCCTTGGCTACCGGACTACGCAAAAACCCAAACTTGAGCCCGTCCCCGACTACCCTTTTAGTGACGTCCTGAACAAAGTGAGAAAAACTCCCATATTTTTTATCTCGTAGTTTCTCAAAAACCCTGCGGACCTGCTTAACAGTCGCACCTCCAGTAACCCAGTCTTCCAAACCCCCCATGCCTATACGCTGAAGCCCCACCACAGTGGCCACGGTAAAGAATCCGCCCATTACCGCACCGCCAAAAGCGCGGTCGTGGATCTCCTCAGAAGACAAGGGTTTCCCATCAGCCCCAGTTGCGCCTTGCAGCGCCATATGAATATCCCCATACGTATGCGCGGACGACCGCAGGAATGCGGGAGCTGCAATCGCGGGGTACTGACCCGCTCTAATCCCCCGGCCAATCGCCGTGAGGGCGTCGACCGCTGCTTCCGACCGCATTGACATGGGCAGGGCGGCTGAGACCCTTTTAACTGAGCCCGAGTTTTTAATTACGTTCTCAACAAACCGCTTGGGCAGAACTCCCTGCGGTAAGTTCCCCAAAGTCTGTTTAGCAAGCTTACCTTCGGTGGCCACCAAATAAGAACTTTTTAGGGGGACTTTGCCTTTCGGCCCAAGAACGTAACCCGACCACCCCGGCAACATCTTATCTACTCCGGGGTCCACAAGGCCGATTCCTTTAACTGACGGAAGTGTCTTGATGTAACCCCTTGCATACGCTTTTTCCAAGGATAGGCGTATAGTGTCTTCTGCGCCGTCTTTAAGAATGTTTCTAAGACCAAACCCGAAGGCCCCTGTAACATATGATTTGGCTGTCGCCGTGAGTCCGTGTTTAGCTAATGCAGCTGAAGCATACGCTGTTGATCCTACACCGGCTGTAGGCGCGGCGAGCGCAAAAGATGCCCCGATATCTATAACGAGGGGGACGGCCATCGTAGACGCCGTATCCGCGAACGTGTGTTTACGTCCAAACATAGACGCAATGGCCCGGTCAGCTTGCCGTTCCCGCGCACTGATCGCAAGAAGTTGTGCGCTACTTTTTTCCAGCCCTGTAGTCGGTCCCTCGTCTAGATACTGATTACCCCCAGTCCAGAAATCCACGGCGTCCCCTCCAAGACTTCCAGCGAACATTCCTAGAGCCCCCGCGAGGTCCCCCGCACCCTGTGACGCCGCTCTCGCCGTTCTATTCCAATAATTCCTGCCCGTTTCAGAGTCCAGCCAACTAGCCAACACCTCCGCATCCCCCTCTCCTCCGACCCATTGACCCGGAGACACTTCAAGGAGTTCTGATTGGGTGCCGTCAGTTGTCTTCCCTACGTGGGCAATCCATGAGTTTCGGATGTCCGCGGTAGAGTTGAAGATGTTCGCTAGGAAATAGTCATACTTACTCTGCAAGTACGCGAGACGCTTAATGGTCAGGGCCTCTTTTGTTGTCCCGAACTCTTCAGCGTTCTCTTGAAGAACTTCAAAATCAATCTTTGATACCAGTAGCCCCGGATGAATAATTTTTTCACCGAACTCTGTTGTGTATATGTTCTGAGCAATGCGTGTGGCGGAATCTACCTCCCGCTTTTTTTCAGAACCTGACACAAAGCGCATTTTGGCTTCATGGTACGGCAATAACGTATTAAGGCTGGCCATCCTGTAAGCGGTAGTCTGAAAAGCTTTAGCGATAACTTCGTCGCTTAGATGCTCAGACGAACCCCGGAACATAGACCGAAAATCTTTTATGGCCCCCTCGTAATTCTGGTTAGTAATTTCCTGCGCGCGCCCCATACTACCGATCTTCGCGAGAAATCCTTTCCTATCCGTTTCTACCAGCTCGGTTTGGGGGACAAAACTACCCGCTCCGCTTTCTACAAAAGACGGGACATCCCCACCAGCCTTGGAGTGGGATAACACAACCTGTTGTACTAAATTTTGTAGCTGCAGCATCATACTCCTAGAATGCTCGCTACCCTCTTTAAGGGCGGTTCCGATCATTCTCTGGGCCTCAAAATAATTTGCCGATTTTACAGGGAGCCGCTCGTCGCTATTTTTTAGTTTTAAGCCGTTAGCAAAAACATCAAGAACGTGGTCTTTATTTCGGAAGTCCAGTAGACCTTCTCGTACTGCTCGGTCAACAGAGGCTTCTCTTTCTTCTTCTGGAACATTATCCGCAAAGATAAACCCAGCCCCCGTGTCTCCCGTATCAGGATCTGTAACGGGAATCTCAACAACACTGGCCCCCAAACGGCGGTGCACTAGCTGTTTATAGTCTGGCCAAATTTTTTCAGAATACTGTGAAACAAGATCAGAAAACTGATCTACATACGCCCGCTCTTCTTCTGATACAGACCACAAGTCAGGCTGGTCATCGGCCTCGCTCCTAAATATGGCTTTACCCCCAACGTAGTCCATTCGGACTGTCGGCTTTCGTTTATTGGGGCCGCTGATCTTATCAATCTTGTCAGTGATCCTGAAATATTCGTTTGGATCAAAAAACTGGGCATCAAGTTGGGCTCTTAGTTCGTGCCCATTTACAGCCTCGCTTAAGAGAATATACGGCGGCGCGGTCCCCCCAACTCCCCCATCAACCTGCTCACGGAAAATCCGTTCGGCTTTTTCTTCAGCCGGAACTGAGTAAAATTCATCAAAAGCTTTAGCTACTCCCTCATCTGTTCGCTCTTCCAGAGCGTCGGCAATAAAATTCGCGACCTTATTGCCCACCATGCCCAACTCGTCAGAATTTGGCGTTTCAAATCCCTTGGGTGGGCTCTTAGCCTGCTGCAGAAGATAATGTGCATAGCCTGCTCGGAGTTGTAATTCGTCCTGTCCAAGCGGGATACCTCTAGCATCAACAGGGTTGTTCTCCTTCCATTCTTCATAGGAAGGCAGCTTATCAAGATGGGTCAACGCCATGCTTAATTATGTGGTTAATGGTTATGGGGAATTTAACTTATCCTCTACGATTCTTTCAGCCGAGGGGGACACTTGTGTGTCTGCTCCGCGGGGGACAGATACGCCTATGGCCCTCGCGTCCTCCTCTAGAGTATTTTTCTCTTCGGCCATATAATCAATAATCCTCTTATACAGCGTATTAGAAAATTCATCGAAGGGCGTTTCGGATTCTAAAGTTTGATCGCCGTGGCCTTTGTTCAGCTGGGCTTCTGCCGCAGTCCTAGATTTCCCAACCAACCGCTCAAAATCCGCTGGATCTTTTGCGCGGTCCCCCAGCAAAGAGAGATACTCTTTATATATGCTCCGAACAAATATGGGGTCATTTGGTACCCGGCGTATAACTTGGTCCTCAATTTGTTGACCTTCCCGCAGCACCTCGGTCGTAGCTACGAACTTGCGTTTATTAGCTACTTTGTCGTACAGCTCGTCCACTCTTTTAATACGAACCTCCATGCGGTCGCGATTCTGGTTAAGTCTTTTCTTGCCCCGGCTAATAACAGATCTGAACTCATTCATGTTGTGAGTAGATTCAAATCTACCGCGCGCGGCTTTGTACTGGTCAGCAGTATTACCAGTAACCTTACCCTTGTCGTCTATGATATCTGAGCTGTCATAATTCAGCAGGTCCTCGTAGTCCGCCATCAATGTCGACGACTCTTTCCGTCGCGTTTCGGTGGTCGCTATGAATTTCTCTCCTTGAGAGATTTTGTCCGCGAACATTTTTTCAAACCCTACTTTGTCAGTACTATTTAGGATGCGGGTTCTTAAACCAAAATTGTTATACATATTTCGTGCCTGCTGAAGGGCGTCCCGCATCTGGGGAATCGATGCTGGAACGTATGTGCGGGGGAAAACCCCCTCAAGATCGTCGGGGTTGGGGACAACGCCTATGTTATCAATTATCTCGCTAATATCGCTCCAGCTCTTGTGGATCGCGGCCAACCCCGCTTGATCCTGTTCGTCTGTATCCTTTTTTTCCTTTAGTTTGGCAATACTAGCGGCCACCTCTGCCGTCTTGAGTTTGTGCATCTCGGCATCCTGTCTCCGCTTGGTTATACGGTCATAAGATTCCGTAATGCTCTCCAGACGCGGGGCAATGTACCGCTCATAGTGAATTCTTTCGGCATCCCGTTCCTCGCGAGTAACAGGAGCCTCCAGATCAAATCTATTCTTAAGGGCGTCTACGCCCTGCTTAAGGTCTGGTTCGGCCATCGCTATCTGTTTTTCTCAGCTTCGGCTCTCGCTTTGGCTGCAGCTGCATCAGCCTCCCTAGCTGCCTTATCTTTTAGATGTTTCTCTCTAGCGTCTCGTTCGCGCTCCCTCTCTCGCTGTTTCTCTACCTGCCCCCTGATGTTGGGTTCCCCGCGACGTTCCGCAAACTGTGCAGCACGGGCTTTTGCCGCCTCCGCTTTATTTCCGGCCCTTTCGTGGGCGCGCGCCTCAGCTCCAAAAGCTGCCGACCTAGGAGTTACCGTCCGCCTAGACTGTTGCCCAACCCCCTTGGCAATTTCCCCCGCATGAGCGGTGCTTGTACCAAAAGGTGCGTCCTGCATCGCGGCGATCCTATCCAAACCGGGAGTTTCCACCTCGTGTTTTACACCAAACTTCGCGGCACTCTCCTTACGCTGCCGGTCCATCTTATCCGTAAATGCAGCTTCCCGGTCCAGCTTACGCGACTTCTGTTGCCGTGCAAAATCGCTGCGTTCGATTTGCCTTCTTTGCTGTCTGTCCCTCGCAGTGTCCATCTTCCCCGAGTACATCTTGTCAACAAAGGTCTTAAACTTGTCGGGATCGAGGTATTTTTTCGAGTCAATATCGTCAAGTTCCGGGTCGATCTCGGGAGAAGCCCCAAGGGTCGCCCCAAACCCAGAGGGACCTAATTGTTCCCACCTATCCAGCATATCCGCACGGCCCATTCCTTTTATGCGGTGTTTACGAAGAACCTCTGCAAAATCCTGACGCGATTTAGTAACTGCATCCACTTCAGCCATGCCGTATACTATATTTCAGGGATTATAAGTCAATCCAGCAATGCCGCCTCAGGGTTGCTTAGCGCGCTATCCAACTGCTTGATAGTTACAGGTGGGCGGACCGTTCCAGAATCCGCTTGTGGGGGGTCAATCGCTACGAGACCAAGACGCTGGCGAGCACAGTCGAGGGCCAGAAATGCAGCGTCCGCCAAGTCGGGGCTCCTGCCGAATCGCCCCTTAAACTCAGGCTTAGGCTCGATCTTCACCTTGAGCGACCCTGTTTTAACTAAATCGTAATTTCGCCCCGTGATCTCTTGAGCCAAGTCTGGCCCCACCCCGAACATCTGCTTTGTCCGCATCAATTCTTTTCCCACGAACCACATCTCGGATACACGATTTGTGTACATCTCGACCCCCGTGAGCTTACTACTCATGCTGACCCGCTTATCACTAGGCTTACCCCCAAAACTCACCCGCATAAAAGTCCCAGCCCACTCCCCCGCCAGCACATCACAAAAAGGGGCTCCCGCTCCGGTGGCATCGACCGCTAAATTCTCAGGGAGAATTTTCCGTTTCTCGCAATGTTCCTTAATCTGCCTAACGATTTGATAAGTCCGTGGAACGGCCTTGTTGGTCGCATCATCATTCAAATGAATCGCCTCCCCAAACTCTATCACGTATTGGCCGGATTTATCATACCCGACCGACGCGGTATAGAGAATCGTACGGTCCCCACCATTGGTAAACGCGGGGTCACACCCCGCGACGTTTACTGGGGCGCTGGCCCAGTCCACCTTATTCATGGCCCCGCAGGTAGCCAACTCAGATTCACTGTAGATTCCGGTGGTTTCATCCGAATCAAAGAACACCGCGCGTACCATCCGCATATAACCCCGCGATTCGACCCCCAATAGAGCCTTATCCTCGTCGAGTTTTTCCTGTGTCGGTAGCCATGGATACAGGGTCTCCCCCGCCATAATATTAGGGGACCGCTCCCCGTCCAACCGTAGGTAATGCCCGCCCCACTTTGTCTCCCAGTTATCGTATGTATTAGTATCCACCGAATCCCACCCCCCTTTGGGCTGAGACCAGATACCAAAAGCGTCAAACCGGCTATTCGGGTTTGACATCCCGATGAGTTGGAACTCAGGGTTCTTCGACAAGTTCGTCAAACCCGCCTGAAGAATCGCCTCTGAAAGTTCGGACAGCTCATCCCCGACCAAAATTACACGCTTCTGCTTGATCCCGATAAATTTTCCCACGGCCTCACGTGTCTTAGATTTCTCCGCAGAAATAAGGCTTAGGCCCGCCCGTTCAATAAGCGTCCCCTTCTCATCGACATATGCGGCGTTCCCAATGGAGTCCCTGATTTTAACCGGAGCCCCTTCAATGACAGTTAACAAAGACATCACCGACCCCCAGATACGTTTACGTGCCTCACGTAACGTCGTCGAGGTCATCAAAACCAGTGTATCCTTGGGTTGAGACAACCAGTTTACTATACCCCACGCGGCCATAGTATGCGATTTACCCGACGAAGCGGACCCACCAATCGCCAAATATTTATTCTCAATCGCACACCGTATCATCTCTTCCGCCCACGGATGCCGCACCATCAACTGTTCCGGTAGATCTACATGATTCCACAGCTCATCGCACACCTTCCAAAAATAATATTCTTTTGCCTTGGCATGGGTGTGGTGTGCAAAGCCATAAAGTAAAGCCGTTATTAAACTGGTTGGGGGGATTAGTAGCCCACCGACGTCCATCTGCTTAGTCTTGGGGTCGATGACGGGATCGAGTATCTGCTTGTAGGTCTTCTTCTTTGAAGCCATAATCAAAACGTAAAGTAAGGACCGCGCCTGTGAGTGACAACCCCAAAGACGAACTAAAGCGCAGAGCTTTAGAGATGCACAATAAGAACTACAGGATGAATGTCATAGCGCGGGAACTCGGAGTCCACGCAGGTACAGTGCGGAGATGGTTCAAGGCGGCGGGGCTCCCACCTAGGAAGGGTGGCAATGTCCCCCACGAACCGGCTGTCGAAAATGAGCCCCCCACAGATCAACTTGCTGCCGACCTTGACGGGGAACTTCACAACATGACAGACGATGCCATCCTCTGTGCTCAACATGACGCTAGAAAAGATGAGGATAAAACCATGATGGAAATAGCCGAGCGGCAATCCTCCCCCGCAGATAAATACCAGCATTACATAGCTGCTGCGGGGATCAAACTCCTGCGGGACAGTGTAACTCACCTACGGGGACCTAAAACCGTACGAGAACTCTCGGAACTGGATCAGCTAATCCGGCGAAACCTTGGACTCAACGCAAAGGGGGGCGGGGCCAGCACCATGCAAATCGACATCTCTATCCTTAACAATGCCAAAGCAGACCGCGGGCGAGGGGCCATAAGGCCCAAGAAAGTCATAGATATTAACCCAGACAATGATTAACAACTTTGATGACTTCGACGGGGGGCGAATGGGTGACCTATCTTTTGATAGGCGCGCATTCCTAGGCCCCCCGTCTAAGAAAATCAAATCCCCGGATATCCCATTCATCCTTCTACCCGAGTTACACGACGCCCTGATAGGGATTATAGAAGGGGCGGATACACACCCGCGGGCCTGCTACAGCATAGACATGGTCAAAACCATTCTGCGTGAAAAACACAACTTGTCAGAAAAGCTAGCACTAGAAGCTATGAGCGAACTGATCAAAACGTACTTAGGCCCTTCGACGCCCTGCTTTCTGGATACTAGTATCCTTGGGGGATGAGTAAACTGTTCCAGAATAAAGTCAAAGAGGAGCAGCCCGTCGCAATGGTGCGGGTACAGCTCCCCGATATTGATGACTTCACGTTCAAACGGGTGCCCCTTGTAGGTCACTTTTATCGCGTGATACCAAAGACGGGGAAAGAAGTGGCTTTCCTAAGGTGCTCACAGAAAGATCTGGAGTTTTTCGTTCCTGAGACTGGTAATGGTTTGCTTGTCTCGGCTAGACTGATAGACCAGTTTAGATAACGAATGATCGTAGGGGTAGATAACGGTTTGGATGGGGGCCTTTGTGCCATCTCAAAACACAGCGGCTCTATAATAGACAAGATCCCAATGCCCTGTCTCCAACGCTCCAAGAAGCGGGAGATAGACATCCGCAAGATCAACAACTGGTTGACCGAATTGTGCACCCCATTTGAACTGGCCATCGAAGAGCCCCTAGCCCATGCCAAAAGCTCACAAGCTGTACGCTCAATGGCGATTAGCTTCGGGAAGCTGTTGGGAATGGCTGAGTCCCATGACTATGCCGTCAAGCGGGTCAGCGTCCATAAATGGCAGAAGCACATACTGGGGAACACCATCAAAGGTAAGACAAAGGAGGCCGCGCTTTTCGTGGCTGAAGAGAAGGCCCCTCAAGAAAACTGGCTCAAGAACAAGCGATGCCGCACCCCCCACGACGGGATGATCGACGCCTACCTGATTGCCCTCTACATCCGTGGAAAAGAAATTAAAGAATTTTCTTGTTGAGGCTGAAAGATCTGGTAAATAGCCCGTGTGAAAACACTCTACACACCGCAACAAGGAGCTGCAGACTTCTTTATCAACCTGCTAGCCAGACGTATAAACACCTTGGACGGTTCCAGCACGGGATGCGGTAAAACCGTGGTCGCCTGTTACATCGCGAAGATGCTGGGGTTCCCCGTCGCAGTGATCTGCCCCAAGGCAGTCATTACCAGCTGGGAACGTGAGCTTGAGGAGTTCGGTATTGACCCCGTATTTGTCCTCAACTACGAAAAAATACGCACCGGCAACACAAAATTCATGAGCCGGAAGGGAAAGAAAATTTTCAAGTGGCACTTACCGCGGAACACTTTCGTACTAATGGACGAGATCCACAAAGCTAAAGGCCCCTTCACGCTTAACGCCCAACTATTGATTTCCCTAGTCCTGCAGAAATTCAGGGTCCACGGGATGTCCGCCACCGCCAGTGAGACTCCTGTAGAGATGAGGGCACTGGGCTTCTGCCTCGGGCTCCACTCTCTCAACAAAGATGTGTTCCCCCTCCAGAACTGGTTTAAGTGGATGCGTAAAAAGGGATGCTTCAAAGACCAATGGAACAACTGGAAGCTATTGAGACGGAGCGCCCTCAAGGAACTACACGCAGAGATGTATGGACAATGTGCGCGCAGACTAACTGTTAAAGACTTCCCCGACTCGTTCCGTGGCAACATGGTTTTCGTGGAGCCCATTGACTTCAAGGACTCAAATAAGATCTTCGATGCTTACGACGAGTTGGGAATAACTCCAGATATCATCACAGACTATATTGAACATGGCACCGTAGCCAACAGCGAACACCTGATTGTAAACCTAGGCAGGGCTCGCCAACTCGCGGAGTCCTTCAAAGTCCCAGAAATGGCGGACACAGCCGACTACCTGATTCACGAAGGAAACAGCCTTGTTATTTTTGTGAACTACAAAGACACCGTAGACGCCCTGTGTGGGCTGCTTCAATGCGGTAGGATAGAAGGCGGGCAGTCAGCCCAAGAACGGCAAAAAGTTATCGACGATTTCCAAGCGGATAAAACGCATTGTATCGTAGCTAATATAGCCGCAGGAGGGTTGGGTATCTCTCTCCACGACACCCACGGTAACAGACCACGAATTTCACTGATCAGCCCTACTTTCGATGCTAAAAGCTACCTGCAAACCTTAGGCCGAATCCACCGGAACGGGGCTAAGAGTGACGCCATTCAAAAGATTCTAGTCGCGGCGGGGACCGTCGAGGAAGCCGTCATGGCTTCCGTACAACGGAAAGCTCTAAACATAGCGGAACTACACGGAGTTTGAACAACTTCATACTAACCAAAAACCAAACCATGAAATACGACCAATACGCGAAAGCAGCAAAAATCTTGAGGCCGATGAAAAAACGCCTACTCGATATTGCAAACAAAAGTAAACTGCCGACCACAAGGGTCCAACAGTGCCGCCTACTAAAATCAACCAGAGAAAATATAGATAAACTTATGTTCCTTATGGATGATGGACTTTGGGCAGACAATCCTGAAGGAGACCGCACAAAAGAAACCTTTGATCCCAAGAAACCAAACGATTTATTTTTCTAATGTCCATTCTCCACTCCTAAACTGCCATGAACAGTGAATACCTTGAATCCTTGAGGGCACATGTAAGCTATTGTGAGAGGCGTGACACACCAGCCTCCTTTCCGGCGAAGGCCCGAGAGAGATTATCAAATGACGAGGAGATGCATGACAACCAGCTTGCCCAGTTCGGGGCGGCTTGCAATATCCTGCCCTCCTCCACCCCCCAACGCTTGGGGTTCCATGCGCGGAAGAGTGGCAAGTGAAAAAGAATTAACAACACATACAACCAACAAATGAACAAAAATAGCCCAGACCACAGCTCGCGCGGCCACGCTGAATTCAGCCCCTCCAGCCTCAAGTACTTGGCAGGTTGTGGGGGCTACCACGGCAGGGACGGCACAAACGCCGCCGCTGAAATGGGTACCCGCATCCACGAAGCCTTGGAAGTACACGATCCTTCGGCTCTGCATAACGAAGAAGAACTATCCATTTATGAGCAGATCGTTGAGATGGAGGGTGCATTCATGGGGAATTTTCCACCTGTTATCGAAGAGCACAACGAGATCCAAGTCGACGTTGAACTGGATGGGACAGGAACATGGGGAACCTGCGACAGGTTCCTCATCCTTGAGTCAGGTGAAGCCGTAATGGCAGACTACAAAACAGGGATAAGTATCATCGACCCACCCGACAAGAACTGGCAAGCGAAAGCTTATGCGGTCGGAGCTTTCCAGAAGTTCCCCGACATAGAGAAAATAGTATTCGTGTTCTATGTACCCAAGCACAACGCAAGTCTTCACCACACATTTAACCGAACGGACGTCGACGGTATTGTAGCCGAGCTAAGTGACGTTATTAAAAAAGCCGAGAAGACCCGCCCCAAGTGGGATTCGGGAACCCCTAGTCTGGGTGACCTGACCCCCAACGTGAACTGTCGCTTCTGCCGCTATGAAGATTCCTGCCCCGCCCTCGGTGGGCTGGTTATCGAGGTTGCCAAGAAGATCAACCCCCAGCTACCGGACGTAGATATCGAAGGCACGGAAGATCCTGAGATTGTAGAACAACTGTGGGCCATTGCTAAAATCGTCTCCAACTGGGCAGACCGCTTCAAAAAGAAGGCGGTAGCCCTAGCCAAGGATGGCACCGAGTTCCCCTCTCTTAAACTGAAGAGTATGGGAGCATCACGACGCATCATGGACAACGAAAGCCTCTTGGAAGTAGCGTCTGAATTTGGAGTGAGTGCTGAAGATGTGCTGAAACACGCAAATATTCCTCTAGCGAAACTCGCTAAGGCCGTGGGCGATACGGCTGAAAAAGGAGGGAAGAGAAAATTATCTGACAATTTCGTTGACGCCTGCGAAGACGCAGGCATTATCGAAACCTCAGACCCGCGGTATACTTTATCGTAGGTTGTAACCAAGAACCAAAAACGTAACCATGAGTAACGAAACTACGGCTCTCGCAGCCGCACCTAAAGGAGGGATGATCCCTAACGAAGCTGGCTTCGTCATCGACGCCTCGGATATTGATATCCCCCGCTTGAACATCGTCCAAAAGACGAGTGACATTGACGCGCCCTTCGGGAGTGCCGTCCTCGATAAGAAGCATATTCTGCTGCCCCCGGAAGAGCCTACGGAAGTATCCGTGCTCGCCGCAACAAAGGGCTGGCGTGAAGATGTACCCTTTGAAGAGGACGCGATGCCCCAAATCGCATACACCGAGGAGGTGCGGGCGAAGCTCGCGGAATCCTCGGAGTATAACCTGCTTGAATTCGCAGAGATCACTCTGTTGTTCAAGCAGCCTAAGGACGATAAAAATGACGGGGCTTACCCGTTCACCATCGGGGAGCACCGATACGCCCTCGGGAAAATCAACGTGGCAAAGGACGCCTACCGGCAGACCTTCAAGCGTCTGGCTACTTATGCAGCCTTCAACCGAGACAAAAACCTCGGGGAAGTTCTGTGGAACTTTGAGTCCTGCCCCATCACTAGGGGTAAGTATAGCTGGTTCGCACCCATGCTCACCGTGTCTCAGAACGCGCCCGACAAGGCCGTGGCTGAGTGGATCGCAGACTTCAACGCACGCTAGTCATGTCTGGAGAACCTACAGATCCTACGATTCCTATCCTCACTGGCGAGGCTAAGATGCTCACAGATATGATTACCAAGCTGGACGAACAGCTTGCGGAAGTCGCAATCAACCGCCTCAAACTGGTCACAGTGAGAGACGCCTTGGTATCGACCCTTGGCATTGACGTTGAGCAACTGGAGCTTCCACTCCCCATGCCCGTGGCGGAAGACGAACCGGATAGTAAAACGGACGATGGCTTGGAAGAAGCCATTCATTACTACGTGGATACTCCCGACGCAGAAAAAGTCTCTCCCTAGGAGAATAAAGAGGGCATATGGAATTGCGGCGGGGTGTTGCAGCTCTGGTTAGTAATGTGTCCTGTCCAGTAACCGCATAAAACTGGATGCCCTCTTTGCTTAACCCCCACTGGCGATTAGTCTGTGGTTTTCTTATCGCTGGTGGGGGCTTTCCTTTATCAAAATGTATACCTATGCTCTCGATTACGAAACCTACTACGACAAGAGTTGTAGTATTCGGACCCTCGGCCCCCTTGGATACTTCTCCCACCCCGACTTCGATGCTTACATGGTGTCCGTGGTCGGAACAGACGGGACATCTTTTGTGGGGAGCCCTAAAGATTTTAACTGGAGCCTCCTCAACGGGAGCGTCGTCCTAAGTCACAACGCATCATTTGATGAAACCCTATATCTATATGGAACGGCCCGCGGCTGGTGGCCGAAAATCTCCCCCGCCGCGTGGCATTGTACCGCAGATATGGCGGTGTATGTGCGGCTTCCTCGGGCGCTTAAGGGAGCGGCTGGCGAGGCTTTTGGACTGACCGTAGACAAAAGCACCCGCGACAATATGAGCGGGAAACGGTGGGAGGAAATGACTGACGAGTTCCGTAAGGAAGTCAGTGACTACGCCTTGCAGGATGCACAACTATGCTTGGACTTATGGGATACGCACCATCAAAACTGGCCCGAGCATGAAAAAGCAATCAGTGTGCTTAACCGGCGGATCACCCAGCGGGGACTCCCCATCGACGCGGAGCTGCTTAAATCTCAACTTGAGGTAATAAACAGTAAGCTATTTGAAGCCGAGGAAGCTATCCCGTGGATGGGGAACGCACCTCTGTTGAGCCGAAAGGCTTTCGATGACCAATGTCGAGCCGTGGGTATTGAACCTCCGGGTAGCCTTGCCGCTACAGACGAAGACGCACAGAAGTGGATAGACTACCACGGTAAGAAACACGCATGGATTGACGCAGTTCGTAGTTGGCGCAGGATCAACGCACTCAAGAAAAAGATAGAGAGCTTCGACTTCGCCACCATGCCTGATGGGCGTTACTACGGCGGGATCATGTACTTCGGGGCGCACACAGGACGTTTCAGTGGGGGCGGGGGTAACCTCAACCTGCAAAACCTCCCACGGGAAGAGATGTTCGGGGTCAATCTTAGGAATCTCATCTCAACTAAACCGGACAAGAGACTTGTCGTAGTAGACCTAAGTCAGATTGAGGTGCGGACACTCTGCTGGCTGGCCGAGGATAAAAAAATGTTGGGGGAGATCGCGGAGTCTGATGACATTTATGAAGCTTTTGCCATCCGGTTCGGGCAGTGGGACAAAGAGAAAGGCTCCCTTAAACAAGACCCGAAACTACGCCACAAAATTAAGGCGATGGTCCTTGGGTGTGGTTATGGGGCGGGTAAAGCTAGGTTTGCCCAAATGTCGGGCATGGATCAGAAAGATGCTAATGCCGCCGTGGATCTTTACCGCGAGTCTATGAACTCCGTGACCAAACTATGGCGATATTTCAACTCGGGCATAGCAGGCGCTTATGATTTATCCGTACAAGGCTATCTTACCCCCTTCACAGTGGACTTACCGAGTGGCCGCGTTCTTGACTACGGGGTTATTCGCACGGATGGGAAAGAAAAGGACCGGCATTTTACCGCCAAGTTAATGCGGCACGGGAAGAGGGTAGCCGTAAAATTGTGGGGCGGGTTCGTAGCGGAGAACGCCTCCCAAGCCCTAGCCCGCGACATTTTCAGTGATATGCTTGTAAGGATTGACGAAGCGGGCTACAAGATCGTGCTTCATGTGCATGATGAAGTAGTCATCGAGGCTGACGCCGACCAAGCTGAGGAATCCTTGCAGCACATCCTGAAAATAATGTCTGAATCGCCCGAATGGATATCTGATATTCCGCTCGCCGCTGAAGGATCAATCTTATCACGTTACACAAAATGAGTTACCGATACATAAAGAACCTAAGAGATACCAAATGCTTCAAAACATCTGACCCCGCGGCCCTTAACAAATCGAAACCTAAATTCAGCAGCAAAGCAGATTTCAGGGCATGGTGCGCCAACTCCAAGACAGACCACGTATTTTATAGTCTGGTAGAAGGTAGTGCTCCATCCAAACGGATTTCAACCGACAACCCCCCTAACAAAATTTACGGGGTGATAGCCGACTACGACGCCCCCGTAAACTGGGCAGAGGTGGGCGCGGTCATCGCAGCTAAGTGTCCTAACCACCCGCCGACATGGCGGTCAGAAACGCAATCGGGCTACATCCGGCTAGTGTGGGAGTTTGAAAAAGGGATGCCTATTGCTCCCGAAATGTTCGACACGTTTATCAAGTGCCTTAAGAACATTATAAAACCAGACAGGATTCTTGCCGGATTTGACTCCTCCTCTTTACGGGCGTCCCAGTATTTCGAGCTGGGAATAAACTGGGTAAACATGGGGGGACTTGTGTCCAGCGCCACAATCCAGACCGCGCTGACAAAGGCCGCGGCTTCCAAGCCACCCACCACCAGCGACACGGCTATCCCCATCGAGGTAGTAGCCGCCGAAATCGACAAGCAATTCCCCAACAGATGGATCGGAGATTTTGAGGTCGGTACCCGAGGCCCCCTGTTCTGGATAGACGACGGCATCCACCGAGAAGGCTGTCAGGTAGGCGACGACGGGATGGTCTGCTACTCAGACCGAGCGGGTAAGGGATTCGTCAGCTGGCGGGAAATATTCGGAGCCAAGTTCGTCTCAGACTACGAGGAGACGAAGATGGGGAACCTGCTAGACGAGTATTGGTTCAATGGCCGCGCTTTCTTCAAACTCCTGTATAACTCTGCGGTGACTATCCCCAAGGAACAGCTGATATTGGAACTCAGGCAGACGGGATTTTCCATGAAACCAAAGAAAGGACAGGCTCTTACAGAAGTAGAAGCCGCCATCCTTACGATAAGTAACCACAACCGCATAGACGAGATTGCACCCGTAATCTTCTCCAGTAACCGTGTAGTGTCATACAACAGTCAACGGATACTCAATAACGCGAACCTCATACCCGTGGAACCAGCTGAGGACGGGGACCCAGCCAACTGGCCCTTCATCCATGATTGGTTGGAGCAGCTCTTCAAGAACTCCACCCCTATAAACACACTAAACTATTTCTACGCATGGATGAAACGCTTTTACGAAGCCGTCATCAGCCGGAAGATGTCGCAAGGACAGGCGCTCATCCTCGTAGGCGCGACCAGTAAAGGTAAGAGTCTACTGTCGAACCGGGTTATCTCAGGTCTAGTAGGCGGCTACGCCGACGCCAGCGACTACCTCTCTGGGCAAACCAAATTCAACAAGGATCTCGGTAGGGTCGCGGCATGGGTGATCGATGACACGACTTCAGCCGCGAGCTTCCAAGACCAGAGGAAAGCCACGGAACTTATCAAACGGGCCGTCGCCAACCCCCGAGTCGAATACCAAGCGAAGTACGCAGACTCTCTATCAGTTCCGTGGGCAGGCCGGGTTATCCTGTCACTCAACATGGACGCCAACAGCCTGTCCGTCATCCCGGCACTGGATAGCAGCAACCGCGATAAACTAATGGCTCTCCGAGTGAGGGACGAAGCCCGAAGCTCCTTCCCATCAAATAGCACTGTCGAGACCACGATACATCAGGAACTCCCCCACTTTGGTAAGTGGCTTCTAGACTGGACCCCACCACAAGAAGTCATAATCGGGGGGCGTTTCGGGGTAGTCAGTTTCATTGACGAGTCTGTGGCATCCGCTGCATACGACAATTCCAGTAGGTCGTCTATTGCCGAACTGGTCGAGTTCTTCTGCAAACGCTGCCGGGAACAAAATGATACCATACCTAAATGGCAGGGTACCCTCACAGAATTCCAAGTCCTGCTCCACGAATTTAATAACGGTCGGAGTGTGGGCATGAGCCACAATCTGGAGTTCGTTAGAAGGGGTATGGCCTCCCTAGAGGAGGCGAGGAAGAACAACACCCATGTTCGCCCAGTCCACTCCCAAGGCAAGGGTGGGGGAAAAATGTGGACAATCGACCTAGCGAAAACTTTTGACATATCCGAAGCCTCGGTATAACGAAGCCTATGGCAGACCCCCATGAACACGTGCGCGAGCTTGAAGACCTTGAACGGGTGGAGACCCACATTCAGTTCCTGCGAGAGGATTACCGGATGCTCACAAACCGGATTGATTACCACCTGCGGGAGCGTAGTCGACTGGAGGGGGAGCTACGTAAACTCAAGGGAGTGGCCGCACGCATCAAAGGGATAAGGGCAGACGAAGACATTTGATAGGTACATGGTAACCACTTACCCTGTAAATAAACCCATCGTCCCCCTTCTCCCCCCGTTTCTTATAGTCCCCGCTCTTTAAGAGTCTAGGTGTCGGTAGCCACCCAAGCAACCAAGCCTTGCTCAGGTCTTTGCGTACTCGGACAAAATAGTAATACCCTGCTTCGGGGTCCTTATCAGGCGGGCAATTCACCGAAGCCGTATAGTGGGGCAAGGGTGTACCACTGCAGCTCTTTGACTTAATATCTATCTTCTTGCCCTTGAGGGAATAATCATGGGTGTAGCACCGCCCACCCACATACTTAGCATCGGGGTATAAGAGACCAAAAGCTATCTCTCCCAAAAACCCCGTCATTCGACCCAGCCCCCGTGTAAACGAGTTGGGGGTTATACCCAATTTCTGGCTGCGCTCGAAAGCCTGTTTCACATTCTCAGAAGAGGGTGTGAAAACAATGAACTTGCTCCCCTTCTTTTTCGAGAACTGTCGGGGCAGCTTCCTCATTCATTGCCGTGGGTTTAATACATGGGGGCTGACATCTTCTTCGTTCATTGGATCAGGCGTTGTTCAACGGACTCTTCAAAGGTTATATCTTTCGATTTCTCTTCAGATTTAAGGGCAACCGAAACATTGTCCATTCGACCGGCTACCCCACTGCCGGATTTAACAGCATCCCGGTATTCATCGTGATTGAGGAACTCATCCCCGGCCTCTTGGAATTTGCCCTCACGAATCAACTTAAGGGTCTTGGGTGACCCCGTTATACCACCCCTGTAAAAAGACGCTATAAGCTGGTTCTGGGTGTTGGGCTGCATATCAAAAAACCTATTCCCAATCAGGGACACGATCTTCGGTAGGCGGTCAGACAGTTCCGTTTTAGCGAGTTTTATCGCCGCGTCTTTACTAAGCGTCTTGTTATAGAAGGGGGACTTTTTATAAGCCTTGTCAGACCCATCCCCAATCAAATGGCCCACACCAATAGTCCACTTACCCTTGGAGTCTTTGTACGGTTTTGAACGAAATCCCTCATAAGCGAACAAGACATCGAACGCCGCATTGATATCAACGGGCCTCTTATGGGGACTTGTTAAAGCGATCTTTGGGGAGGGCATATCTTAAGGTTTGGTTCGTTGAACGAAGCGATCCCAAGAAGGAAAAAATATTTCATCCATACACCGGACAATAGCTTCCTCTTCGTAGGTCTCACAAAACGAAAGCCCTGAAATACCTAAAGCCGCGTGGAGCATCTCGTGACGGATCGTGGCGTGCAGGTCTTTTCCGGTAATGGTTTTGTCAATCGTGATAAGTTTTCGTTTATGGGAATACATCCCATAGCAATCATCCTCACTAAGATCCCTGAAGTTGATCCTCACGCGGACCCCCGCCATAGTGATGCTCTTCGGGATGTTCATCGGGGGATAAAATTGATCAGGGCGTGTGCGTAAACCGCCGCGAGTTTGTCGCGGGAATCGTTAATCATATGCCACTCCTTTTCGTTGGAACCGAAGAAAGGCTCTGCGATTACGGAATAACAGTGCGTCCTCCGCAAAAAAGCAGAACCGCGTTGGCGGGGGCCGCGTGCCTTGATGCCCCGTGACTTCATGTCGGGGTAAGACCTCTCCATCGAATCGCGTAACGCCGTGGCCAACTGTATGCCTCCTCTGCTTGTGGGCCAATACAACCACTCGTGGCCCCTCGCAGTGGGGGTGGCGGAATTAAAGTGAAGTTCGATTGCGGCAGTAACGCCATCTTCCCACAGCTTTCGGGATATGTAGCTTATTGCCCCGCTGTAACTGCGGGCGGGGTAATGGTCATATATGGCATAGTCCTCACCGATGGCCCACCCGTGCTGGTTGCTTAGTACATGCCCAATACGGCGCACAAGATCGCGGTTAAAGTCCCACTCGCTGACAACATATTCCCCATGCGTGTAGGCCCCTTGGTCCCCCAAGCGGCTGTGGCCCACACATAATCCAATCTTCATTTCTTTATAACACGATACAGGGACACAAGTCCCACAGTGATGCCCACAAGCAGTGAACCGACGCGAAGCCAATATTCAAACTGTTCCTGCATACTGGTTATCAGACCCATTGTGGGTGCTGCCATTCCAACCAAAGAATCTATGACGCGGGGGTTCATCATTTTTCGGATTTACTAGAATAATATCTCCCCGACCCCGGATCTTTGTAGATGATGTTGCCCAGTTCTGCTTCACGCTCTTCTAGCTGCTTCCAAGTTCGATGCTTACGGCCCTTAAGCAACTGACCCGTTCTAGGGTCTCTGCTGGAACCGTGTACATACCACCCCTCTTCTTCCCTCTCTGTTTTCGGGTGCCAAACCCACGCTTCAAAAGATGTTTCACCTGTTTTGGGGTCAGTGTAAACAACCTCATCGCCAACATCGCCGCGCCATGTGGGTTTTGACATAGCGGGCAACGGGGCTAACTGCCTTAACTCTTCCGCAGTAAGCTCATCGTAACCAGTTCCTTCAGGGTCAAATTCAGCCCCCCTACCTTTGATGATGCGCTCAACCGCTTCTGTAAAAGAATCAGGCATCACTTCTCCCCGATGATAACGGCCCTCCGGTAACTGTAATCCGAATGGAAGCGGTGACCTTTACGACCAACCAGTGCTCCTTCCTTAAACTCGTAGACCTTACCCTCTTTAAGCGTGATCGTCGGGGGATCGTATAAGGCGCTCGCGTTCGCGCTTGATGCGTTGGGCAACTCGTTCCATGAGCAGCTTGTCAGCGGGAGAACCGCCAGCGGCCAGAGCATCAAGACGATCTTCAAGAGCGTCGAGGTGCCTGTCTCTTTGGAGCCTGATGTGTTCGATGTAGGCATGGAGCGCAGCAGTCAGCAGTTGGAAAAAGAGCTTCACTTAGATTTCGCACGGCCCACATTCAGGGCTAGCCACGACACCACGCGATTTATGCGATTCACCCAAATGTTATCCGATTCATTCGGGGTCATGGTCGCAATGAGTGAAGCCACAGCGATTACGCTGGCCGCGATTTGCAGAATCTGTTCTGAGTTTTCGTTAAGGTATTGGATCATTTTAGTAGGGGGTATTACATCAAATTGGGGGTGTAGGCACCTACACCAGAAGGATCAAATTTAATAGAGGGCCTAGCGGCTCCGCGGTGTGCGTCGAGTTGCTCATCGAGCACGGCACGACACGCATCCCAGTGGTAAGTGGACCGCTCCAAGTCTGCGTTCTCGTCGGCAATGTTGCCGAGCAGCGCGTGTTTGATTGCATTCAAACTGGAAAGATAGACAACGTCCGTGCTGTCGATCAGCGTTTTGAACTTCCGCTTGAGGAGCAGCCGCAGCGACATGGTCTTGGAATCCCTGTTGTCGATACGGTAGCGGCGGTAGCGGGTGACTTGGTTGGCCTGTCGGAGGTTGTTGGCGGCTACGCGAGTCACTTCGGGGGATGAGCTTGTCTCGACCCACAACAGTTGAACTGGAGCAGCCAATTCGGTGGTATCTACCCTTATTTCACTAATACTGGTTATGTCGTCGGTTACAAGAACTGTGTTCAAACCTGTTGTCCCGTCGCAAGTAAACTTGCCTCCGTCTTCGGAACTCTCATCTGTTCCAATCTTGGATGTATTTGTTCCGTCTGAAAAAGTTACATAGATAACCCCAGAAGCGGGGAGGTTTGTGGATGGGTTGATCGGCTTCAGCCGCAAGCTGTAGGTCTTCCCATTCACAGGCTCCTCGACCGTCGCTGAGTAGCCGTCGTCCACGATCCCGAACACGGACAAGGTGTGATCTCCCGCCGAGTCGTCCCGACCAGCCAGTCGGTAGTCGTGGTGTTGGCTGCGGACTGAGCGGGGGTAGGAATAATCAGTGCTGCTCCCGTCAGCGTCCACGAGAGCCGAAATAATTGACTCGGCATTATCGGGGATGGTGAACGTGCTGGCATCCGTAGTGATGACCTCCTCAAAAACGAGGTCACGCCACATCCCCATATTATAGAGGCGGGGGAGGGCCAGATTAAGTTCTTTTCTAAATTGGGCGCTATTGGCACCTCTGGAACCACATACATCCAGTAGGGCATCTTCCACGCCTTGAACGGTCAGTGTGGCCATGCTTAAAGCTACCAGATGGGGGGTCCGGGGTCAAGGATCAGGCCACTGGGCGGGATCAAGGCGTGGGGCAGGGAGACCCTGAATTCAGGGTCCTCTGCATCCTCCTGTGCCTGTATGACCTCAGGCCAAGTCTGGTTCTCGGACTCGTTGCTAGAACGGAATAATATAACGGGCATGGTTTCGTACCCCTCGTCTCGTAAGACATGGGCTCTGTGCCTCCCGTCATGTTTACACACCCTGAAAACCCCTGAAGAAATCTCCCGCAACCTGAAAAAGGGGAGCCTAAAAAATCTCACGCCTCTGTCGTACAACGACCGCGCCGTAGGCTTAGTCTCTTCTTCTAAAGAAGAAGCCAAACGAATGAAGGTATCTATAGGCAGTGGGAATACACCTACATAGGCGGGTTCTGTACAATAAGCCGCGAAAGAGTCTCTTGTGAAGGCCGCACAAGAACATTCAAAACGACCATTCATTTTTATGCAGTTAGTTCTCTTTCCATTAAAAAGAAAGACCAATGCACATCACTAGAAATATCTTGTGTAACCAAAGCGTCTTCAGTCACATTACCTAATTTTATCCGATACGTGCCCTCCTCTTCCGCTGAGGACGTCCCCGACCCATCGAACCTGTTATAAGTAGTCGCATCGACAGTTACACCAGCGGCCTCAGCAATGGTGGTGCCCGTCCCAACTTCAACATAGCATTGAGTAACAATATCGGGCGCTTCAGCAAATTCCAAACGCCAGACAAGATAAACATCCCCATACCCATCTAGTTCATGGTAGACATTAGGGATATCCCGGTCCATCAGATCTCCAGTATAATCGTCTAATCTAGGGACAACCACATTTACCCCATCAATAGCGTCTTGCCCCGCTCTCTCCAAGGGAGTGTCGTCAAGGCCGTCGTCGCTGTTATTAAACAGTAAATCAAATACACTCACGTGCCATGTAAATTGACCGTATGCGATCTTGGCCCCATTTTCGCCATAACTCAAAGCGAATGGGTGGGGGCGGTGCTGTAAAGGGGGTTCCGCGGTCTTATTGGCCCCGTACACGTGCCCCTCAGGAAATCGGGTGCCGGGTATATTCTCGGGGAAGTGGGGCGGTGCTAATTCGTCACTCTTCATTATCAACCGCCATACCTTTCTAAAAGGACCGTAGACCAATATACATCGGATGCGTGGTCTTGTTTGACTAACTCGTCCTCATTAACGGTCCCCAATTTAACACGGTAGGTTCCCTCTAATTGCGCCGTTGAAGGAGACCCCGTAGTTGGATAAAATCTGCCGAACGCACCCGCCGCGGTAGTTACAGCATCTAATTCGTCTTCAGCGGGGGAGGAGCCCCCTACTTGCACCCAACAAGCGTCCACACGATCCTCTAGTTCCTCTTCACTAAGACTTGTCTCCCAATAAAGGTATACATCCCCGTACCCATCCAACTGGTTGTAAGTATTGGGGGCCGTCCGGTCCATCGGTTCTCCAGTGCTGCTGTCAATAGTCGGGATTTTTATATTAAACGCGGCTATGGCGAGTTGGCCTGCTTCGTCAACTGGTCCAGAGGCGGTAGCAAAACTAAGTTGAAGAACATCAATACGCCACGCTAACTGCCCGTAGGCGACCTTGGCCCCACCATCACCATGCATCAGCGCGAAGGCGTGCGGGCGGTGCTGTAAAGGGGGTTCCGCGGGGTTATTAGCGGCACTTACATGGCCCTCAGGAAATCCGGTATCGGGTATGTTCTCGGGACCAGCGGGTGTTATTTCAACGGGCATTAGCTAGGATCAGGGGATTACCCCCGTAACGGTTTCCACCAGATACCCGCCCCTGAACTGCTGGGACGTAGCGGCTACATTGACAATAGAGCCGGATGCGGGTTGTGCCACTGGTGTGCTGCCTTGTTCAAAGAAGTCACTGGCGTAAGCCCCCATCAGATAAGTGGGGTGCCCTGTTCCCACCGTGTCGATCAACGTGAAAGGTCTGGTCAGCACATTGGAATAACTAAGACTGTACAGTGCCCCTGAGTAGCTACCGCTGCGGGGTTTGTACGTATCTATCTTGAAAGCACTAACAATTGGGTTTGCATCCGAGGCAAGTGGATACCACTGCCGATTCACTGTCATCAGAATTGGCCCCGAAAAAGCATCTTTCTCCAACGCGGTCACGGAGTTCTCTTGAGTGCCATCGCGTCTGGAGATAAGGGTGAACCGGAACCCTATCAATTCGGCGGGATACGAATAAGCACGGTTGGTATTATAACTAATCCCATCTATGAGGTTCTCGCCTACGATCTGCTGCTCTATGATTTGCCACCAGTCGTTGGACAGACGCTGCACCTCATAGTTGTAGGCACCATCATCAGCAGCCGTATCTGCGACTACCTTTATGCCCCAGTTAGTGCGGTCGATAACCTCTGCTGCGCTCCAAGTAACATCCCCTGACTTAGTCGGGACGTTTGTCTTACCAATATGAGCCAAAATCTCAGTAGTCTTCAACTCATCGTTAAACTCAGAGTCCGTGTTAAATGAAATCTTGTCCTCATCCTTAAAGTATACACGTTGCTCGATAACAAAAAGACTATCAAGTTCAGAGTCCCCAATGCGCTTCTGCTGGCGGGTCATTAAAATATAGATGTCGTCGAACTGACTCGTTGGGTCATCCATAATGTCCCCCGCTACATGGTCACCATCGGTATCCGTAAAATCAGCTCGTAGATTAACGTACGTGCGTATTACCGTATCATATTGGTTCCCACCTAAGTCGGCCTGACTGAATTCAAAATTGTAGTCATCCTGATTGAGGCGGTCGGCAGCATAATAGTATTGGAAGAACTGCCCCTCTGGATCGACTTGTTTTACGAAACATAGTTTATGGTCGGCAAACGGCGCAGTGCCATAAGCGGTGCCATAAGCAGGGTGGTCGGGAGTTCCGCCCGAGGCATTCGGGGGTCGATCAACCGTTACATAAAAAAGAACGTCCCCAACAACAGGAGTCACATGAGAATGCTCCTCCTCTTTAGCTATGGCATAGGGCCTTCGGTCCAGCATTTTGGACGCCGCCCCGGCGGATGGCAGTCTATTAGAACCTACAATCTGCTGCTTAACAATTTTCCACCAGTCGTTGGATAACTGCTGGACCGCATACTCATACGTATTGGTAATGTTAATACCCCAGTTTGTGGCGGCAACAGCTTGGTCCGCACCCCATGTAACGGTTCCATTCTTTACGGGAACGTCCGTTTTACCTACATGGGCTAGAATTTCAGTCGTCTTGAGTTCCTCCTTGAACTCAGGGTGGGTGGTAAACGAAACCGTATCCTCATCCTTAAAGTATACACGTTGCTCGACGACATACAGACTGTCCAGTTCCTGCTCGCCAATACGCTTCTGCTGGCGAGTCATTAAAATGTAGTCATCGTTGAACAGACCAGTCGCATCTGGCATAGCGTCACCTGCTTCAAGCGAGGAATCGGTGTCGTCAAAAGCAGATCGCAGGATAACGTATGTCCTGACGACCGTATCGTATTGGTTCCCCCCTAAGTCGGCTTGGCTGAACTCGAAATTGTAAGTGTCCTGATCGGCGCGGTCGGCTGCGTAGTAGTATTGGAAATACTGCCCCTCTGGGTCAGCCTGTTTTATGTAGCATAGCTTGTGGGATTCAAATGGCTCAATGTCATAGATTGATCCATAAACAGGATGATCCGGTTTGCCATCGCCATCGTCAGCGGGTCTATCCTTGGTTACATAAAAAAGGACATCGCCAACGACAGGAGTCACATGGGTGTGAATTTCCTCCTTCGCCATCGCGTAGGGCCTACGGGCGAGCAGATTACCTGTGGGGGCGGCGAGTCTGTTCTGTCCTACAAGCTGTTGCTTGACAACTTTCCACCAGTCATTCGACAACTTCTCAACCGCATAATCATACGAACCATCTTCTGCAACACCCCAATTCGCTATGGCAACTGCGGCGGCGGTAGACCATGTGACAGTTCCGGCATTGGTAACAATGCCCGTCTTTCCCACATGAGCAAGGGTTTCAGTTGTTGAAAGTTCGTCCTTGAACTCAGGGTGGGTGGTAAACGAAATCTTGTCTTCGTCTTTAAAGTAAACACGTTGCTCGATAACAAAAAGACTATCGAGTTCGGCGTCCCCAATGCGCTTCTGCTGGCGCGTCATCAGGATGTAGGTGTCCCCAAAAACATAAGCCGGAATAGCTGGCATGGCATCCCCCGCTTGATACTCACCATCAGTATCAGAAAAATCAGATCGCAGGTTAACATACGTCCGAACGACGGTATCGTATTGATTGCCCCCTAGGTCGGCTTGGCTGAACTCAAAGTTGTAGTTATCTTGGTGGTGGCGTTCCGCGGCATAGTAGTATTCAAAGAATAAACCCTCGGTATCGGCCTGCTTAACGTGACACAGCTTGTGCTTGGGAAAATTCTCAGTGTCGGGATGGGCCGTCCCGTAACTTGGATGCGCCTTGTAACAATAGGGATTGTTGGTGACATCCAGAGGGGATGCGGTATCAGGCTGTGCGCTGACGAAATATGTAAACGTGTCCGCGTCTACATATGCTATCTTATGGGTGCCGGTTGGTCTAGAATACGCGGAGTCGTCTTCGCGGTCGCCAAGACCTTCTATGGTAACAACGTCGCCCGTAACAAACCCATGCGCTACGGATGTGACAGTAACAGTGTAACCCGCTTCGTGGATACCAGCCACGACACTGATGGAAGTAGACGCCCACGTAGCACCAGTTATAGTCTTCCCCGACCCAGCCCCAACGGTCTTGGCATCAACCGTTTCGTAGAACAACAGGTCCGCGACGTTCGGTGAAACGAACGAGAGGACACTCTGGCGGTCTGGCGAAGGTTGGCCAGAGACCGTTGATGCGCGTCTGATGGGCATGGGGCACAGTAGTTAAGGGATCAACTGTCTTCTTTGTTTCTTTAGGTCGATTATAAATAAGCCGTCGCTGTTGCCTTCAATAACGAGATCAAAGACTTTGTTGGGGCTCGTCCACACTAGGTCGTCTGGGTATCGGATTGCCGAACCACTGCCGTCGGCTGACATCCCATCGAGCTTGATCAGGTAGTCTTTCGGGAACCGCGCCTTGGTGATATTCAGGATCTCGTCTGTGTGGCGGAAGGTGCAATTGGAAATGTTAACTCCAATTACATTATACGTGAAAAGGAGCGGTTGGCGGGTGGTTTCGGTTTCAAAATTGGTGATCGCGACTTGGTGCAGATCAGCAGCCTCAAGTCCGACTTCACAATTATGACTGGTAATATTGTTCAACGCGAGGCTGTAGGCTCGTTCGGGGAGCTTGAACGCGGTTGCCCCGTCCACTGTGGCCGACCTACCGCCGCCTTTGACGGCATCAACGAAACAATCGCGCACCGTGTAGGTGTCACCGTGCAGGGTGAGGCCCGTCGCGGCCCCGAAATTACGCACAACCAGATTGTCCACACGGCAGCTTTGCTGTGCGCCCCTGAACGAAACCCCATTGACGCCGTCTTTTGATTCTACGTGGATCTGGTAGATCCCTGCGCCGAAGTTGGAATAATTGGAATTCTTTTTGGGCTTCCGCCATGAGAGCACGGTGTCTCCTTCAAAGTCGTCGGTCACGTAGAACCCGTGGCTCGACCCAGAGTGGTGCTTTGCGCGGACGCTCCCCTCAATAGTAACGTGGCTGTCGAGGACAAGCTCCCGCTTCAGCGGGTAGCGATCCGTAAGGACAATGGTCCCACTGCGCTGACCAGAGCCCGACTTACCCAACCGATCCTGTGCTCTCTCAATGTAGTCGCACCAGTCGGTTACCTTCTCGGCGGTGGGTAGTATCTCACAGGCGAACATCAATCAGGCTCAATTATGAAATCAAGAAAATCGAGAACCACATCTTCTGGCTCCGGTTCCGGTTCCGGTGGGGGCGGGTTCAGGATGGCCTCACGTTTGGCCACGTAGGTATCCACGCCGATCTCCTCAACCGTTCCAGCATCAATGGCGTCTGCGACTACAACTTCGTCGTCATCGGTAAACCTCCACTTATCAATCGGGATCAGTCCCCAGCCGTCCTCTTCCTTGACCAGCCATTCAAATAGCGGCAGGCCGCGCTCAGTAGTCTCGTTCGGGTATCCACGCGAACTGTCCACATAGTCCGTCAGCGCCGTGTAGGCTGCGGGGTCCACGCGGAAGAATCGGTGAGTCTCTGAGAGCGTATTAGCCATATCTATTCGGGATCATTGGGGGCGGTCCACGCTTCTCCAGAGAGCACCTCCATAATCTGCTCGTGATTCAATTGGTCTTTGCCGTCCAAGAAAGACGGCGTGGCACCAACGAATTTCACGAACGTCTGGGAGCCGTCCACTGACCAGCGCAGGGTGCTCTCGGAGGATTCGAGGACATCCCTGAAGTCGATATTGACAACATCTGAGTCGTCGAGGATTACGTATTTTCGTTCCATGATTTATGGGGTATCGGTTGAGAATGTTGGGGAGTTGACAAGGGTGCCGGGGTTGCCGTCAACCTGTCTCACAGAGATATTGTCAACGGTTCCGTCACTGTCTGCGCCTGTGTAGAGATAAAAGTTTTGCGTTCCCGTTGCACCCGCCCACCGCAGATAGGCAACGAGGCCCGTTCCGGATGTTTCGAGGACTTCGTTGAAGTCGATATTGACGACATCTGAGTCGTCGAGGATTACGTATTTTCTGTCCATGATTCTTTATGGGATATCGGTTGAGAATGTGGGTGTATTTACAAGGGTGCCGGGGTTGCCGTTGATTTGTTTCAGGGAGACGTTGTCTATTGTAATATATTCATCATAACTGCCCCCGAAAAACCTTATGTACGTAAAGTCTCTATAAGCAGAAAAGTAGACTGTTTGAGTCCCCGCTACAAAAGATATGATGTTGCTTGCGTCGTAAACGCCATCCAATCTTACAAATCCTGCTGAACTGCTCAGGTTGCTCGCAGTTATTTCCAGTGCGTAAGTTGCGCCTTCATAACCCTGACCAGTCTCGTTTTTAGACATGGAATTGTTATTATCAGCAACACTCCCTGAGTACATCACAAGAGCACCATCTGTTACCGTCTGTGTCGCAGAGGCAGCAAAACCTTTAGTCCAACCTGTTTCTCCATCACTAAAGCCCCCGTTGAGAACCAAGTCGTCCTGCTTCACGGAGACGTTGGTAGCAGAGAAATTGATTGCTGTGTCACTGGAGCCGGAAAACTCAAGGTGAGCAGATGCATCAGTCGTGCTTACAGTTAGATTGATTGTCTTCCGACCATTAGTCGTAAAAAACTCATAATTACTCAGCATGGAGGCAGACCCAGACGCTTCAGAGGAGATGACGACCTTGAGGTTCGCAGGGCCGCTGTTGTAAGTAAGGTCAAACGACACCTCGTAAACCTCCCCTGCGGTAACCGCAAATGCGTTTGACGCACATCCCGCCCAGCCAGCACCCTTGATTGCAGAGGAAATATCCCGTCCGCTTGTCGTGAGAGTGTCCAATGGGTAGGTAGACCCGTTCGTAAATCCCGTAATCAACTCAGTAGTGGACACAACCCCAAGATCTCGAATCGTGGTTCCGCCAGCGTCATCGTCGTCGCCCATGCGCCACCAGCTCTCTGGGCTGAACTCCTTCAGGTCGGCTGGTGAGCCGCCGTTGTATATCTGGAGGATTTGGGCGGGGGTCAGCTCGCCGTCGAAGATTGCGAATTCGTCAAGGGAGCCGTCGAAATAGTAAGCGCCACCCCTGCCTATGCGTGTTCCCGTAGTGTAGGCAAGCATGGCCTCGCTAGTTGTGGTGCTATACACTGGCTGAACAGCCCCATCGACATACCACTTGCAATTAGCAAGGGCGTCTTTCTCAATGTAGACAACGTGATGGTGCCACGCATCATCGTCTTGAGCAGAATTGTCGTCCCAGTATCTGAAGTTACCATCCGCCATGTAGAGGATGGGCCTGCCTGAAGAAACATTGAAGGCAAACGCGCCTCCTTGCCCCCACAACAAATCCCCACCGTGGGAAAAGACGGTATTTCCTCCTGTGTCACTACTCTTGGCCCAGAAGGAAAATGACTTAGAAGCCAATGTATCGTTGGCGGTGGTGGTCATATACTCGCTGCTACTAGCGGTAAACGAAAGGCTCCGGTTGTTCCACGTTGCGTCTTCCGCAGGAACGCTGCGGGAGAGGGCGGCACCGTTTTCCAACGCGCCATCGTTTTCGCCAGAGCCGTAGTCGGTAATGTCACCCCCCAAAGCAACGTCGTCCTCATGGAATTTCCACCAGCCGACAGGGCTGTCTGCAAGGGCAGCAGGCACTCCACCGTTGTAGATGTCGTTAATCTGGGCGCTGGTGAGGGCAGAATCCCAGATTGCTACCTCGTCGATGTTGCCATCGAACGGGTAATTGTTCCCATCGTCATCCCCGATATACAGGTCGTTGCTGGTAGAGGTGAACGTCCCACTGTTGTCCGTTGTCCTGTTGGTCACATCGATTCCGTCCACATACAGGGTGGCTTGCCCATCAAGCGTCAGAACAACATGATGCCACGCGCCTGACGAAATCACGTTGGCATTAGATTTCCCGCGTTGAGACCCCGCACTGGTTTTAATGTTCCAAGCGATTCCCTCCACGGGGTCATGGGGTGCATCTCTGTCACTATACCCTAACCAAAAGCCACCAGATGTTGGATCGCTACCCGCAGCATCGACTACTATCTGCCCAAGCGCACCGTTCATGTCTGAGGAGACATCCGCAACCTTGATCCATGCGGAAACGGAAAAATCGTCAACGCTACCCGCATCAAGGGGACTGGTGCCGCAATCGACGTAATCATCAGTGCCATCAAATTCGACACTGTAGTTGGAATAGTTCGGCGGATTATCCACCACGAATGTCGGGCCATTGACCAGAACCCCGTCAGTGGCCGAACGAATCGCGGCGGGATTGTCGCCAGAGGTATTGATGGTGACCACTTGACCACTGGTAGCGGTGAAGCTCGTCCATCCTTTGTTCGCCAGTGTGAAGTTTGCATCCAGCACTGGGGTTTCTGTTGGGGTCGCTTGGTTGGCTACCGCTGAGTTCCATACCCGTGCTCTCTGGATGGAGCCAGTCATGGGATTTCCGGTCGTATTATAATCC